GTCAACACCGTGGGCAAGCCGTTCAATGAAGCGGAGGCGGACGTGTTGAAGTATTGGGACGATCGCCTCCCCGCTGAAAAAACGGACTGGGCCACGTTCCTGAATGACAACAAGGATCTGGATCCCGGGAGGCGTGTAGATTTTGAAAAGCTGGCCCGCAAGTTTGTGAAGGACACGGGGAAGGGGACGGCCAAGGGAGGGTGGGGTACACCCGAAACCGCCCACCGCTTTGTCAAGGGCACCACGGCGGTGAAGAAAAACGCCATGCCCACGATCGATGGGAAGCGGGCCGGGACTAAGGCCATGCACCCAGTACAACTGGCGAATGGAAAAACCAAATACCCATCAGACTACAGGGAGGCCAACAAGATCCAGCGGGAGGTCAACTCATGGGTGGACATGGACACGATCGCGGAGCGTGGTGTCCAACGCGCCCGGGGTGACAAGCTGTTGGCCGAATCCTGGCACCCCAAAAACCAGCGGTTGACGCTGTGGTGGTCCAAGCGGCAAGGGATCGGTGGATTCTATTCCGGAAGCCATGCCCGGCACCTGAGTGACACCACCATGTCCGCCAAGTGGCGCACCAAGCGGAGGCAATTCCAGGCCATGAAGTCCATCAACGATCGGGCCCTGAAAGGGGAGGCCGGGTTCGATGCGTTCAAGTATGACGTGGCCCACGAGTGCGGACACGTGCTCCAGGAAATGAACCCCAACGCCAACCACCTGGGCATGGCGATCATGAAGCGGAGGATCAAGGACACCGGGGCCAGGAAAGTGTGGAACCCCAACGGGCAATACTGGCATTATCCGGACACCAGATCCGTGACCAATTACACCTCCGCCACTTACAACGGCTGGCCACCAGGCATTGAATATCCCTCGGAAGGCGTGGCCCAGTTTTGGAAAAACCCCATGCAACTATTCGAGGCGGACCCGGAGCATTTCTTCTATATCACTTCACTGATGCGTGGGGGGATGTGATGGCGATTGTTTCCACTGGCTGGTTGACCTTGGACGGCAAGGATCGATTGAAGGTCACGCTTTCAGATCGTGGCAAGCTGTCATTCAGTGGGGACGGTCCATCCGACTGGGCCAACGTGGTGCTGGAGGAGTATGGGGATTTCATGGTGTACGCCAATGGCGGTTCCACCCACCTGTTGCCCGTGACCCCGGCCACGTTCCCTGATTTTCTCAACAAGGTGGCCACCCTCGCATGGCGCAACCTGGAGGTGGATTGGAAATGGCGGGTGGAGGAGGGGGACGTGCGGCCGGACATCGGATCCCCGTCCAACCTGGAGGGGGAAATCCCCGATCGGTCCGGATGGTACTGAGGCCCGCACGTTGACACGCGGGGAGGGCGCGTGATAGTTTTCGAGCATTCATACACAGGTACATCCACGGAGGTGGCAAAATGACCACGGAACAGGATCAGGGACAGGAACCCACGGCCCCGGAGGGAACGCCCACGGAACCCGCCACGGAGCCCACGGCCCCGGACGCCACGCCTCCGGAGGGTGATGCCACGGACGTGGACAAGGGCAAGCCCCCGTTCCCCCCGCCCAAGCCCAAGCCGGGTGAGGAGGAGGAGGACATGAGCAAGGCCGCCGGGAAGGTGGAGGCCGGGCTCAAGTCGATCGCCCAACGCGCCAACGCGGCGCTGGCCCAGATCAAGGACGGCAAGGTACCGCCCTCCGTCATGGCCATGGTCATGGGGATCGCGGCGGACGCCAAGGCGCTGGCCGGGAAGGCCGACACCACTAAGGCGGAACAGGAGTTCAACGCGGACCAGTTCAACGCCTGGGTTCAGGCGGAAACGGCCGCGATCATGGCGGAGCCGGACGATCTCATGAAGGCCCTCCGCACCCAGTCCCTGGGTGAGTCCGTCCAGGAATTCCGCAAGGCGGTGTCCAGCCTGGAGGACAAGGTGGCGGGCACCGTCAAGGTCAAGGTGTTCATGGATCCCATGAGGGGCGCGGCGGAACCCACGCCTCCCAAAACCGTGAAGTTCCCCGGGACGCCCGGCAAGCCCAAGGGCGTCATGAAGGGTGAGGACCAGGACGGTGGCGATCCGGCCCCGGACGCGGAACCCCCGGCCACGGACGATCCCCCCGCGGAGCCCCCCGCGGAGCCCGTCACCAAGGGTGACCCGGAGCCCATGGACGACGGCATGGACGACGGGGACTGGCCCATGGACATGGGCACCCCGCCCACCAAGGTGGGGAAGGCCGCGGACGCCGCACAGGTGGACGTGGTGAACCGGAGGCCCGGAATGATCGGGGACATGAACACGGCGGAAGACACCCTCGACAGCACCCCGGACAAGTAACCCAGTTAAGCGGCCACCGTTGCATGGTCACACCTGGCGGTGGCCCGCCAGGAGGCCAAGGCAATGCCCGCTGATCACGCACCCACCCACGGAATTTTCCTCCCATCCAAGCTGATCAAGATCCTGGCGGAAGGCCGGGGCCTGGTCCTGTTGTCCCCGGAGGATCGGATGTACGATCCGGCCACCACGTACCTGGCGGTGGACACTGGATCGGTGGTGGGCACCATCACCCCAGGCGTGGGAACGTCCATGCCTGTGGCGGAAGCTGTGAAGCAATCCCACGGGTACAAGCCCGGGGGCATGGCCAAGCGTTGGCCGGACGCGGAATCACTCACGGTGTGGCCCGTCGAGTTTTCCCCGCTGGTGGACCGTGTGCCCCTGGCCGTCCTGGGGTCCATGGAATACGGGGAGGTGTTCAAGGTGAGCCTGGACGCCCCCGTGGTGACCATGGGCGCGGAGGCCGTCGAGGCGGTCCGGGAGGCCAAGCGTGGGGCCCGCGCCTGGGCCCAGGGCGTGGCCGGATTCCTGGCGGACGTGGAGGGCCACGTGGGCCCCGGGACAGGTGCCCTCCTGGGCGCAATGCCCCGCGCCAGCCAGGGCCTCCAGGATGCCCTGAAATCGATCGCAGTCCAGGGGGGTACAAGGGCCCCCGTTTCCGATTTCGCGGGCATGGTGGACAAGCTGGGCCCCATGGTGGACAAGCTGGCCCAAGCCCTCCCGGAAGGTGACCTCCGGGACGCCATGGAAGCCCGGGCCAGCTACCTGGACGCCCTGGCCGTGGCTGTCCGGTATGCCAAGGCCAGCCTCCCCGCGTTGAAGCTGCCGGATCCGCTGTGGGTGGTGAAGCGGTTGGGCGCGGACAAGGAGGCCGGGTTCCTGAGTGAACAGCCCCAGGCCAGCCGTGTGGACCGTGACCAGTACCTGGTCAATGATGTGCTGGCCAAGGAGGGCACCGTGTACGGGCGTCCATTCGCATGGGCGATCGTTCGCACGGGTGAGCCCCTCCAGGTGGACCACGCGGACCTGGACCGCCTCCCCGTGGACAAGTCCACGCGGGCAGAGTGGCGGGACCGCACGGGGAACAACGCCTGGCACATCCCGATCAAGCTGGTGCGGGAACTGGATCCCCCGGTGGAACTGCGGGACGCACCTCCCGGGGATCGGTTTGCTTCCGGGCTGGACCTGGTGGCGGAAGCTGTCACCAAGGTGGACCTCCCCGATCCCACGGACCTCCGCACGTTGAAGCCCGCCGCCCTCCAGGCTGTACATGATGAACTGGTGGCGGAATGGGAGGCGCGGTACCAGGGATCCGATCAGGTGCAAGGCCGGGAGGATCTGGTCAACGCGATCCTGTTCACTCGCCAGGAATACGATCGGCGCGGGATGGACGCCCCCCAGGTTCCCGGTGAACTGGACACGGAACTGGGCGCACTGATCGGGGTGAAGCAAGCCCAGGCGGTGGAGGACACCACGGGCACCAGGCCCCCGATCACGCTGGCCCAGGTGCTGGACGGAATGAAGAAATCGATCACCCTCCGCCGTGGGGTGGTCACGGTCACGGGCCCGGTGTGCGGACAGGGTGCCACACGCAATGACGTGGACCTGGTGATCCAGGGCCCCATGGACGGCGGGCTCCGCAAGGCGTTGGAATCGAGGCTGGGCGGATCCTTCCCGGCAACGATCAGTCCCCGGCTGAGTTTCCAGCATGACCCGGAACTGATCGGACCGTTCACCGATCACGTGGAGGCATTTGACCTGGTGCTGGCCCCGCGTGATCACCATGACGTGGTGGAACTGCGGGCGGTGGAAAAGGCGGGTGATCCCCTCCTGGATATGCCTGCGAAACGTGGACCACGGCAAGCGGTCCTCCAGTACCACTGGCGTGGGAAAACCCTCCACGCGGACCTCCGCATGAAGGTGGGATCGGATTTCCTGGTGGGCTGGACCCTGATGCTACAGAAACCAGGGATCCCCCAACCGGACACGATCGCCCAGGCCAAGGAAATGGCGGGGACGTTCAACCCGGACGGCGGGAAGTACAACAAGGACATGGTGGCACCGGAGGCCGTCCAGGCCGTCCCGAAAAAGCGGCAACCCGTCGAGTGGTTGCACATGGAAGGTGAAGCGATCGAACCTGGGGAGGTGGGCGCAACCACCAACCTCCCGGGCTTCATTGTCGAGATCCCCGGCGGTCCCGATTTCGCGGAACTGGGAATCCAGGGCCCCGCGTTCCATGAATACTTTTTGACGGGTGGATCGAAGCTGATCGGGAGGCTCATGTTCCGGCAGTTGCCCGGCCGTGATGGTGGGGATCCATTCTGGCGGGCGATCGTTTCCAAGGAACACCTCCCCTCCGTCCTGGATCGGCGGGCGGTGCGGACAAAGGCCATGCCCCCGGATGGGTACTCATGGATCCCCACGTCCCTGGAACGGGTGACGCCCAAGGAGTTCAGGTACTGGGAACACAAGGGGGAGGAGGCGCGGAAGATCCGGGACGCCCTGGTGGCTGATCGTTTCTTCACCAAGGACAACGTGAAGATCGTCAACGGGCAGTTTGCCCGCGTCGATTCCACGCGCAAGTACACGCTGTTTGTGCCGGACGGCATGGACGCGGGCGCGGTGGTGAAGCCCGCACCCAAGTGGGACTGGGTGCTGTCACACCAGGTGTGGAAAGGCCAACAGGGAACCACGCGGGAGGTGTGGCGTTTCGGCCTGGTGAGACACACCCAGCCGATCCAGTTTGAACTGACCACGGATCCCGTGGCCACGCCTTCCGTGCCCGCGGTCATGAAACGGTTGAAGGGGAGGGCCCTGTGGGATCTGAACGGTGAAGTGGAACGGGGCCGTGAGTACGGCGGGGACGTGTTCAACGATACCGCCTCCACGCCTTCCCTGATCACCCAGGTGGACAAGGGCACCGCCACGATCCTGGAGGAGGCACCAGGCCGGATCCTGTTGCGCCTCCGTGGTGACAGTGTGCGGGGCGTGTTCGCACTCGACGCGGAGGAGGAGGGATCCTCCCAGTGGATGTTGACCAGGACGGAAGGCCAACAGCCCCAGGTGGAAAAGGAGGAACCCGTCGAGGAGGAGGCCAAGCCGGAACCGCGCCAGATCGCGGTCAAGGTGGTGGACGGCATGGACCTGGTGGTGGGCCCAGTCAAGGATCCAACCACGTGGAGGGACGTGATCAAGGTGGGGGAGGATCACTGGGTGACAGTTGGATCCGTTGGCGCGGACACCGGGGCCAAGCCTGGTGACGTGATCGTGATCGATGCGGACGCGGTGGGATATGAACGGGACGCGGTGGGCAAGCAACGCCTCCAGTGTGGTGGATCGATCGCCACCGCTGGCGCGTCCGTTCCCTTCACCACGGAACAGGTGCTGGACCTCCTGGAGGGCGGTGAATTCAACAAGTACGTTGACACTGTGATCGGCAACCTGTTAAAAATCGTAAAGGCCGAACAGGACGCCACGGCCGATCGTTGCTTTGTTTTCGGGGAGGTTCTAGTCCCCAACATTGGAACCACGGAAGGCGAGGACAGCCAGGGTGACACGTACACGGTGCATGATGTCGAGGAGGCGTGTTATTCGTTCATGCGTCACGGCCACCGCCACGGCCTCATGCACTCGCAATTCATTGACGGCAAGGTCACCCTCCTGGAAAACTACCTGGCACCCATGGACATGACGTTGAAAGATCAGGACGGAGACGAACGCACCATCCCCAGGGGAACCTGGCTGATGAAATGCGAGATCATCGATCCCGATCTGAAACAGGCCGTGCGGTCCGGGGACCTGACAGGGTTCAGCGTGGGTGGATCTGGCGTCCGCACCCGGGTAAGGTAAGACCATGAGCGCAACAGGCTTGAAGATCACCAAGGGCAAGGACGGAACGTATCGCCTGACCTCCATGGACATCGGGGAGGTGAGCCTTGTTGATCGTGCCGCCAACAAACGGCGGTTCATTTTCGCCAAGCGGGAGGACACCATGAGCGGTGCAGAGTTGAAGGAAACCCAGGACGGATCCCTGGTGCTGGAAAAGGATCAGGGAACGGACACGGACACGGATCCCACCGGGACGGATGACACGGGGGACGTGGCCAAGGGGATCGATCTGTCCGCGGCGAAAAAGGCGGAACTGGCCCCGCTGTCCCACAAGGTGGTGGAGGCCGCCTTGCACTTCCACAACCAGGTGGCGAGTGCCAAGGAGGTCAAGGAGGGTGCCGCGGTTCCCCAGTCACTGGTGGACGAGGGCAAGGCGTTGAAGGCGGCCCAGGGTGAACTGGACCGGGCCCTGTTCGGCACGGCGGAAGGTGAGGAGGCCACGGCCAGCGATACCGCGGGGGACGCGGACGTGGAGGACGGTGGTGCCGGATCTGCCCCCCCGGCACAGCCGGACAAGGCCAAGGCCACCAAGGCGTTGACCACGGAGGAACGCAACAAGCTGCCGGACGCTGATTTCGCATTGCCCAAGGAACGGAAGTACCCGATCCCGGACATCAGCCATGCCCGCAACGCCCTGGCCCGTGTGGCCCAGTCCGGGACGGAAGCGGAACAGGCCCAGGTCCGCGCCGCGGTGGAACGCAAGTACCCGGAACTGAAAAAGGCGGACGGGGACACGGACGCCACGGCGGAAGGTGACACCCCGGACACGGACGCCACCCCGGACACGGACGTGGACAAGGCCACCTCCACGCACCAGGCCCTCCTGGATGAAAAGGTGGCGGCCCTGGAAAAGATCCTGGGTGAAATCGTGGGCAAGGTGTCCACCATGGATCCGGAGGAACTGCGGGCCCGCATGAGCCAGGCGCGTGACATCATGTGGCACATGGAGGAGGCGGTGGACGTGGTGAGCGTGGGCAAGTGCGTGGACGCCCTGACGGACGCGGACCTGGAGGCCATGGCTTCCGGTGAACTGCCGGACACGCTGGCCAAGGTGGGGCGCAAGATGAGCGGCCGGAACCTGTCCAACTTCAACGGGGCCCTGGGCACCATCCGTGGCGAGTTGGAAAAGCTGTTCCAACTGTACCGGGCCCTCCTACCCCCGGAGCAACAAGGCAAGGCGGACGCCCTCCACAAGCGGCTGATCGAAGACATGGGCCTCCCGGAGGTCCCCGCGGACAACGCGGGCGGATCGTTCACGTGGCCGGAATCCCCGGCGGGAACGCTGCCTGATGCTGCGGAGCCTGGCCCGGCCAAGGATGAACTGGCCCGGCTGGAAAAGCTGGCCAAGGTCAAGGAGGCGGAGGCCAAGGAACTGCGGGGCAAGCTGGCCAAGGCGGAAGCGGAAGCGGCCACGGTGCCTCCCCCGTCGAGTGGCCAGGCGGACGGCCCCCAGGCGGGCACCGTCACCAAGGGTGACAGCGGCGGTGATGACGACTGGCCCATGGACATGAACATGAGCGAATACCGCCGGAAGGTTGCCTCCGGGGAAACAACCTGATAAAAGGATCGAGAGCACCAACCGAAATGGCCACCAGGGCCACCAGTTAAACCGCAGAAAACCTGCCCTGGGTAGAACACGCAAGCATGGAATGTGTGACGTGAGTAACCAGGGAGGAACCCAATGACAAACGCGGAAGTGATCCGCAAGGCGGACATGGTGCTGAACGATCTCCTGACGGGAGGTGGTTTGCTGCAACCCGAACAGGCGCGGCGTTTCATGAGGCTGGCGATCGATCGATCGGTCCTGCTGCCCATGACCTCCGTGATCCCCATGAAGCGGCCCAGCCTCCTGATCGACAAGATCAGGTTCGGGTCCAGGATCCTCCGTGCGGGCACGGAAGCCCAGGCCCTCCCCGTGGGTGAGAGGTCCAAGCCGGATCTGTCCCAGGTCCAACTGGACACCCACCTGATGCGGGCGGAGGTCCGGCTGTCCAGTGAGGTGTTGGAGGACAACATCGAACAGGCCAACTTCAAGGACACCCTGATCCAACTGATCGCGGAACGGGTGGCCCTGGACGTGGAGGATCTGCTGATCAACGGGGACACCGGATCGGCGGATCCCTTCTACGCCCAGTTCAACGGGCTCCTCCAGGCCATTTCCACGTACATCTATGACCACGGCGGCCTCCCGTACAGCAAGGTGGTCACCAAGTCCATGTTGAAGCTCATGCCCACGGAATTCCTCCAGGACCGTGCGGCCATGCGCGTGTTCTACTCACAGGACCAGGACACGGACTACCGCGATCTGATCGCGGAGCGGGCCACCAACCTGGGTGATGACACGTTCAAGGGCAACCGCCCGATCGTCACCTACGGTGTCCCCCACGTGCCCGTGTCCAAGTTCCCGGAGACACTGGCCCCCGGCACCAGGTCCAACGCGGTGCTGGTGGATCCCAAGAACCTCCAGACCGGATGGTGGCGGCAGATCCAGATCGAAACCGCCAAGGACATCAGCGCGGGCGTCCTGATCATCGTGGTCACCCTCCGGATGGGATTCGTCCTGGCGGAGGAAACGGCGGCGGTCAAGGCGATCAACATCGACGTGGCCTAGTACCTGATCCCCGCAAGGGGAACAGGACGGGTTCCACTCTGAACTAGAGGAGGATCGACATGGCGATCAGTGCGGCAAATGCGGGACGGATGGGGAAGCAACCCTCCGCTCCCACATTCGTGGATTTCGTGGACGTGACCTGTGACAACGTATACCCCGGCGGAGGGTGGGATCTGGACCTCACGGACTATCTCCCCCACGGGGCAACCGTGATGGAGGTCCACGCACCTCCGCACGTGGCCACCGGGTACGTGCCCGTGTACGACAGGACCAACAGCAAGCTGGTGATCCTGGAGTCCGGCGGTGCCACCAACCCGCTGGTGGACCTCACCACGGCGGCGGCCATGGACGGGGAAGTGGTCCGGCTCACGGTCCTGTCCTACTAGGACACCATCCGGCAATCCCGGCGGGGGCCTGTTGCCTCCGCCCCAGTTAAGGAGGCCCCCTCATGAGCAATCAAGAAACCAGGCACGTGCGGTTGAAGCCGCGCGATCCACGGGCAGGGTATGTCATGAAGGCATACGCTGTGAACGTCGGGCGGAAGCTGCCCGCACGTTTCGACGCGGGCAAGTGGTACGAGGTGCCCGCGGTCATGGCCAAGTACCTGGCCACCGTCCACGAGAAACCCGGCAACAAGCTGACCCCCCTGGCCTTCGACGTGTGCAAGGACAAGGTGGAGGCGCGGGAACTGATCCGCCGGGAGGAGGCGGCCAAGCGGGCGGGCAAGAAACCGGAGGACGCGGTGGACATGGCCGCGATCTTGACCACGGGTGATCTTGCCCCGGTGAAGCCCGCGGCGATCATGGACACGGACACGGACACGGACCCCGATCTGGATCTCACGGATCCGGACCTGGGGGACGTGGACACGGAGGAGGAGGAACCGGAACCACCGCCTCCGCCCGCCCGTACCCGCAAGCGGAAGCCCAAGCCCAAGCCCAAGGCCAAACCCACCAAGCGGAAGGCCAAGGCCAAGGGGAAGGCCAAGGCCAAGCCGAAATCCAAGGGCAAGAAAAAGTCCAAGGCCCAGTCCACGCGGAAGCGATAGCGCAACACCGTGACCACGGACGATCCCCAGGCTGAATTCCACACCAGTGATCTATCCATTGCCGCGTGGTTGCGTGTGAATGGATTGGAATTGCTGGGGTGTGGATTGAAGGACGGGAGGCGTGGCCGTCACTGGTACAAATTCGCGGACCCGGACGGGAAGGCCCAGGACATGGCCAACGGATTTGCCAATTCTCAAATGGCTGAATATGACGCCATGGTCCGCCGCCTGAAATCCCTGGTGTACGCCACCAAGCAAGTGCCTCCCCGCAGTCCGATCAGGTGACGTGCAATGCACCCGTGCCCAGTGTAAGCTGGGATCATGGGTGGTGGTTCATGGGGCGTTGGGGATGTTGAGGTGTTGGCCCAGCACCTGGGCAGAATCCCGGTGGATGATCTGGCGCACAGGCTGGGCCGTGAGCCCCCGGAAGTGAGGGCCAAGGCCCTGGCCCTGGTCCTGGAAAGCAAGCCCTCCACGTGCCCCCTGGGCCCTATCACGCCTGAATTAATCGAATCCCTCCGCCCCGTCACATGGGGTGAGTGTGAAAAAGGACCACGGCCGTGTCCGTGGGTTGGTTGTCGGTATCACCTGGTGTGGGAATCAATCCGCCGGACCATGAAGGTGACCCCCCGGAAGTTTCCCAGCTTGGACGATCGGGAGGTGGTCAACCACGTGGCCATGATGGAGGACACGTGTGCCCTGGATCTGGTCATGGCCAGGGGCCCGTACACGTTGCATGAGATCGGGGAAATGTGGGGGATCACCCGTGAGCGTGTGCGCCAGGTGGAGGTCATGGCAAAGCGATCTTACAGGCGGGAGGCCCTCCGGTTGGGGCGTCCATGGTTGCTTGATCTGATTGGCCTGTGATAGTTTGATCCGCAACGCGCCACGGAGGTGATCCCATGTCAAGCCCGTACCCCATCAATCACCCAGTGACCGGGGCATGGTCCAAGGTGTTGGACAAGATCGATCTGTTCCGGTACGGCCACCTGATCGCGGACGGCACGGACATGGAGGTGGCGTGGTCCGGTGCCCCAGCCCCGGCGGACATTGCATACCTGGACGCTGGAGGACGCCTCCTGTACGGCCTGGTGGGATACAAGGAACTGTGGGTGAGAGGCGCGGGCGGAACGGGAACGGGGACGTTGGGCGGTGAGCTGATCACGGTCCCACCTGGAATGCAAGGCCCGTTGGGGATCTTCGATTCCCTGGTTTACCGTGGCCATGAGTTGATCGATTACATCGGATCGGCTGGCACCAACCTGATCCTGGTGGACGCGGGGGGCCTGGGGGATTTCACATCGATCCAGGCTGCTATCACTTCCGCCACTGCCGGGGATACCGTGCTGGTGAACCCGGGCACGTACACGGAAAACGTGATCCAGAAACGTGGCGTTGCGATCCGTGGACGTGGGGCCATGTTCGGCCCGCGCATGGACACGGTGATCACGTCCGCCTCTGGTGATACCCTCCAGGTGCCACACCGTGATTGCTGTATCAATGGGATCAGCATCCAGTCCACCAGCCCGAACCCGGCGGACGCGGCCCTCCGCATCATTGACGACGGGCTGGGGGTTGGCCTGGAAACGTTCATTATCAATTTTCACGCTGGATCCATGAGCGGGGCCCAGGCCCAGGCGGTCCACTGTGACGCCCTCCCTCCAAACGAAAATGCCATTTTCATCTATGCCGGGATCGACGCGGACGCCTCCGCACCGATCGCAGTCGAGATCGACGCGGCATTTTTGGTGTGGTTCCTGGGTGGCATGGGTGGCAACGGTGCCCAGGTTGGCGTGAAGCTGAACCCGGGCGCTGGATTCATGGCGGGCGCGGAGGCTGGGATCAACGCGGACCTGGTGGCCGGGCGGGCCATTGAAATGGATGGTGGTTTTTTCCTGGGGCTCAACTGCACCATTGACGGGTTCAACGGGGTGCGAGGTCAGAACGGATCCACGATCGTGCTGTCCAACGCCAAGGCGTTTGGCGGTTTCGCGGGGACACCTCTTGATACTGACGTGACCTCCTTCACCCTGTTAGGTGCCTCCGCCCTGGAGGGGTTTGGTGCGCCAGCCTGGCAAGGGTTCAGCGTCCTGGGCCCCACGGCCAGAATGTTTGGAGGCGTGGAGGGTGCGGGCACCACGGCCGGACCGGATCAGCGTCCCACGGCCACAGGGTCCAACCCTCCGGTGGGGTTCCAATACTGGGCACTGGATCTGGCCCCAGGCGGTGGTCCCGGTGTTGGGAGCCTCCTGATGTGGAACGGGGTTGGATGGATCGACATGACAGGGGCCGTGATTCCGTAAGGAGGAGGATCTCATGTTCAACAACGTGCCAAACGTGAAGCGGTTGATCAGGGAACACCACCAGCCGACAAGCTACACCAGCAAGTCCAAGTTCCCGAAAACGCCCACCGCCACACTGGTGGTTCATTGCCAGGCGGACGATCGCCTGTACGTGGGCAACGGCAAGAAATGGATCCCGTTGAACACGGGGCCGGATGCACCTGGCAAGTGATCCCCACCAGGCCAGGATTGAAGTAAAGCAAACAGGAGGCGATCGATGTTGAACCAGGATCCCCGTCAAGGGATGATCGAGGCCGTGGAGGCTGAACTGCGGAAGCGGTTGAAGGCGGACAAGGTGGCGGACGTGGACATGATCAAGGATCTGCCGGACCCCAAGGCCAAGGGCGTGAAGCCTTGCAAGGAGGACGGCAAGCTGTACGTTTCGGACGGCAAGCGGTGGAAGCCGATCCAGATCGATCCGGGGGTGCCCCAATGAGTGCGCCCTTTGTAGCTGATCGGATCCAGCTTGGCGATCGGATCGCCATGGCTTCCGGGATCCCCAAGCTGTACGTGGACGGGGACACCGGGAATGATTCAAACGACGGCACCTCCTGGGCGGAGGCCAAGCTCACCATGGAGGCCGCCTTCGACCTGGTACCAGGGACCGGGTGGTGTGATCTGTACGTGAAGGGATACGGGGCCAGCAAGCTGGAGCCCGCCCGCACATACTGGCCGTTCGGTGGATACCGTGGACACCTCCGGATCATCGGGTGTGATGACTGGGAGGTGGTGGCCACGGGACAGATCACTGGGTACAGCCTCATGAGCGGGAGACAATCCTGGGATGAATACACGATCGCCTGGGATGGTGGATACGTTGCGGACGACGTGACGGACCGCAAGCTGTGGGTGGAATTCGAGGATGACACCGCGGCCACGTTCCTCCGCAAGATCATGGCCCTGAACACGGCCACCGGGAATTACGAAATACCCAACCAGTGGGGGTTCCCCGCGATCACCACGCCCCTCCCGATCCGCCTGGTGCGTCCGCGCACACAGATCCACCCCACCTCATACATGAGGGTGGGATCATCTAGTGCCCCGGAACTGGGATCGGTTGCCATGGCCTCCGTGGAATTCAAGCCCTCCGGGATGAATGGGGCCTGGGGTGTTGGGACTGCCGCGGTATACGTGGACGCCACCTCCCATGGCCGTGCGTTTGGCTTGCAACAGGACGGTGTGTTGGGTGGGATGAATATCACCGCCGTGGGCATGGGCACCGGGTACGAGTACCTGTATTTTCAAGCCTCCTCCCTGGTGGACACGCCCATGGAGGGGAAGCTGTCCAACTATTACCTCCCGGGTTCCCACCTGGAAATGGACGGGACCGGGAGTGCCCTGTGTACCTTGACCGGGGGCCCGCTTGGAAATCGGGTTTTCTGGTCCACGTATGACGGCGGACGTTTCGAGGTGTGGAACGGCACCCAGGTGATCCCCTTCCACTTCCGCGGTGGTGGTGACCTGGCCCACTGGAACGTGTACACGCGGTCCACCTCCTCACTGGCGTATTGCTTGGTGGACGGTGATCTGGTGGTGGGTGAGGATTCGTTCATGCTGGTGGGGAACACGATCGAGGCTGGCGGGATCGATGTCCGCGGCGGTGAACTGCGATCGAGCGGTGGCGGGATCGACACTGTGATCTTGTCGAGGTCCGCACCCACGGATCAGGTGTGCGTGAAGGCGGAACGCGGATCCCGGATCAACTTCATTCGGTTTGAAGGTGGCTGGGATCTGGCGACACCAGGCATACCGCTGCCCGCGGTTGAACTGGCCGGGGACGTGGCGGAACTGGACATTGACCTGGACAACATGGATCGCGGTGATGGCCCGGTCACGTTGGTGAAGGACGGGGCCCGCGCCCAACTGTTGGAGGTCAAGGGTGACAACACCAACGCGGGAGGCGGTGGCACTTGTGTGGGCCTCCAGATCGAGGATCCCGCATTCGTGGAGGTGGACGTTTCGGAAGCCACGGCCACTGGCGCGGACGGGGACGTGAAGGTGGGATCGCTTGCTGCCCAGGTGTGGCCCGGTGCAGGGAACCGCGTCAATGATGTGAGCAACCCACCCGCCAACACGGACCACCTGGCGCAACTGAAAACGATCTAAACGGAAGGCTGTCATGGCTGGTGAATTCATCACTGACGGGATTGTGATCGGCGCGGGTATCGCCACCAAGGGTGGTGTGAATCTGGAAACGGAAGGCCACGCGGCCAAGCATGAAAGCGGAGGCGCGGATCAGGTTGACGTTGGCGGACTGTCCGGCGCGTTGGCCGATCCCCAGGTGCCCACCCTCCACGCTGGTGAACACCAGACTGGAGGCGGTGATGAAATCGACGTGTCCGGCCTGGTGGGAACGCTGGCCGATCCGCAACCGCCTGGTGGCGCGGCGGGTGGCGATCTTGGCGGGACATTCCCGGATCCCTCCGTGGAACAGTTGAAGGGAGGCCAGTCCGTCCTGACGGCGGAGGGGCATTATCAATATCTAACCCCGGTGTGGGATGACATCACCGTGTCCGGGATGGATGTCAATTCCTCCACACGGCCACCCCTCCAGGTGTACCGTGGTGGATTGCGGGCCCGTCACTGGAACGTGAACGATGAGGGCCAGTCAAATTTTCATTTCCGCCACAGGTACAAGCCCGGATCGGATTCACACGTCCACATACACGGGAAGCTGAGAACGGGCACCGTGGGTGTGGCGGCCTTGATCCAGTTTGAACTGGAATATGGATTGGGACAGCGTGGCCAGGTGGACGACGCCCCGGTGATCGTCACCAAGGAATTTGACGTTGGGAACCTCGCACAGTTCACGGAGGTGATCCTGTTTTTCGATGCAATCGCAATGCCGGGGTTCAACGAATCTTGCAACATGATGTGGCGGATCAAGCGGATCGCGGCGAGTGGGAACGAATACGGGGATCTGTTGTGCATCCCGGAAATTGATTGCCATTACCAGATCGAAAAAGAGGGGACACGCACCCAGGTTCCAGGGTCCGGTCCATAAACCTTGACTGATCACCCCCGGCCTGGATAGTATGGGGGCGCACTCACAACAGGAGGCACTGACATGGCCGATCCTTTCAAGGTAGATGATCTAGAAGTCACCAACAACGTGGACTGCACGGACGTGGTGGCCACGGGTGACGTGGGCGGGGATTCCGGCACGTTCACCACTTCCGCCACCGTTGGCGGTGTGGGCGTGGCCCTCCGCGCCACGGAACTGGACCAGGCCACTGGGGCCCTGGGCGCACCGTTCACCTCCAGTGGAGGTGGTGCATGGGAGGCGGCCTTCACGGTTCCGATCACGCTGTCCCTGGACGGCGGGATCCTGGCCGTGGCCTCCTTCGACGCGGAAGCCGCCGCCGCTGCCGCGGTCATGGCGGAGTTCCGGCTCACGATCGACGGCAACGCGGGTGGCGAGATCGGCGCGGACCTCCTGGCCACCCAGGACGCGATCCCCGGATCGGCCAACCACATGGAGGCCGGGCTCACGGCCGGGGCGATCAACGCGGTCCTGGAGGTCAAGGATGATGGGGTCACAGCCGTGACCGTAAGCCGGGCCACGATCAGCGCGATCGGCCTGGTGCAGAAGTAAGCCACGGAAGGAGGCTAGAACATGGCAGGTGGAAAGCTGTATCCCGACGAGGCCCTCCCGGAGGGTTACTTCGCAGGTCAAAAGCACATCACGCGGGAGCCCGATGACTACCCCGATCTGTGGGAACTGCTCAACAGCGTCCGCGGTGGTGGTGGAACCCGCCAGGGTTCGGGCACCGTGGTGAGCCCGGGCACCTCGATCGCGGTCACGTTCCCGACCGCCTTCCCGGCGGGCTCCACGGTCCGCGTGGTGGCCACGGCGGAGGGGCAGAACGTGAACGTGTACCCCACCGCGATCACCGTCACGGGTTGCACCCTGAACATTTCGGGGGCCCTGGGCGTGGACTGTGTGGTGGCGTACACCGCGTTTGCGGAATAGCCCGCCAGGCCCACACCCCACCGTTCATTTCCCACCGTGAATTGACGCCCGCCCTCCCGGCGGGATAGTATGACCTCCGGAGGTTGATTATGCCCTATTGCGTCCGCGATATGCTCCGGGACAACAGCGGGTTGGGTGAGGGACTGCCGGATCCACCGCCTGGTGGTGACGGTCCCACGGACGATCGCCTGGATGCCATGATCGCCTTGGCCTCCCAACTGATCGACAGGTGGACGGGATGGTGGTTTGAGCCACGGGATCAAACGTACTTGCTGGACGGCCCAGGGGATTCGAGATCGCTTTACTTCCCGGCCCCGATCGTGTCCATCACCTCCGTGGAAAAATTGGACAGTGCGGGCGTGGTCACCTACACGTATGACACCGGCGATTACGTGGTGTACAACCGACACCTCCAGGGGAACCTCCCGGACGATCGGCGCAACCCCCGGATCGAGTACCAACAGGAGGGCCCGCTGTCCCTGGATGCAATCGTGTACCAGGAACGTGTGATCGGCGGTGGTCCAACCTGGATGGCATGGCCACGTGGCCAGCAAAATATCAAGGTGGTGGGGAGGTTCGGGTACACGGACCCGGACCCCCTGGGCGTGGATCCGGAAGGCGTGACCCCGGAAGCGATCAAACGGCTGTGCCGCCTGATCACGTTGCGGATCGTGTGGCCCGCATACAGCCACGGGGATCTGAATGAAGACGGCGGACGGATCACGGATGAAAAGACCAGGGACCAGTCCTGGAAAAAGGCGTGGCCGTGGACTGAAAAGCTGGCCGGGTCCACGGGTATCGGAATGTGGACGGGTGACCCTGAGATCGATCAGTTGCTCATGACCTATCAGCGGCCCATGGGGATCGCGTCGATCTGATGTGGGTACCACTTCACAACCCGGTACTGGTGATCGTGGATGCGGTGGACGCTGCGGCCACACGGGCATTCGATCCGCCTGGTGAAGATCCCGGCGGATTCGATGATCTACTAAAGCAGCCCAGCGCATACCGGGATCCCGTGAGCGGTGAACGGCGGGACGCGGTGCAGACTGTTGAACGTCAGTTCCTTGCCCAGATTGAAATGGACCTGGAGGCGATCAAGCGCATGACGGCCTCCGGGGACATCCCGGATTTTGACATGGTGCTGGTGGCCCACGTGCGCGACCTCACCAGGCGTGGGTACGTGAACGCGGACGGTTCATGCACGATCCAGATCGGTGATCGTGTCCGTGAGTTTCAGCACCCCAGGCGGGCGGAGGTCATGGACCGATTCGACGGCAACCACACCGTGTGGATCGATGAGGTCCGATCCGCGTCCTGGGGGTTCAGTGGGAGGCGTGACCTGTTCCTGTTTTTCTGCACTAAGAAAACGGAACCGATCTGATGGCTGGCAAGTCCGGCATGGGCCTGGACCCGTTGGTCATGCGGGCGGTTCTAGCTGCCCTCGATCCAGTGTCGAAGACCAAAGCCTTGCGGAAGGCGATCCGCCGGGAGGCCCAGTCCCTCCGTTCCATCATGGTGCAGTCATTCCGCGTTCAGAAAGGTGGCGGGAAAAAGCGGTGGGCCAGGTTGTCTAAGGCCACGATCGCGTTGCGCCGATCAGAGGAAATGAAACAAAAGGGCGGGCGCGTGAAGGGCACCAAGGCCCTGGTGGCCACGGGCCAGGAACGCAAGGCGATCCAGGTTATCCAGGTTATCCCGGGACGTGGTGACACCTGGGAGGAACTGTTCATAGGGATCCCGCGTGGCACCAGGCGCAAGGCCGGGGGGTCCATGATCAACATTGCGCTGATCCATGAATTCGGCGCGGTGATCAAGCCCAGCCAGAAACAGATCGCGTGGTTTTGGGGTGCGATCAGCAAGAGCAACACGCCCCAGGCCCGGGCCATGATCGCGGAACAGAAACAGCGCGGGAAAAAGCGGGGCACCTCACTGTGGATCATCCCACCGCGTCCCATGATCGGACCGTCCACGGAGGTGTGGGGGGACGGCCTCGACGCACGGATCGATAAACACCTCCAGACCATGGTGGGAGGATGACATGGCGATACCAACGATCACCAGCGTGACGCCTTCAACCTTGGTGAGCACCACCAGGGCACAGGTGATCATCACGGGTACCAACTTCAACCTGTGGCCCGGGATCCCATTCGCCAACGCTGGCGTGGCTGTCATGTTTGTTTTTGACGGGGAGGAATTCCTGGCCGATCACATCGGGGTGATCAGTGACACGGAAATCCGTTGCACCGCGTTTCACTACATGGGCGATCACAAGGCAAGTCCGTACACCGGGGACGTTCGAGTGTACAACCTCCAGGCGGACGGATCGCCCGTGCCTGGTGAGGTGGCCACCCTGGTGGATGCGGTCACGTACAAGCCCGACGATCACCTCCCCGGGGACGGTGCCCAGTGGGGGTTCACGGTCCGCGTGTTGCGTGAGTACCTCCGCCTGTTGAAGATCACCCTCCGGGACATCCCGATCGGGATCGCCACCCACACGGACTACCACCCGGAAGGTGTGATCGTTCACTTCGACATTGACCTCCCCGCACTGGGGATCGCGGACATCGGGGCGGACATCCAGCCCCACACGCCCTATGACCCGGACCGGGATCGGACGGAAGGGGAGGAGGAGGAATACCTCCCCACCCAGTACCTGTGGCTCCGCATGAGCCTCCTCCCGCTGTCAGAAAATGCGGACGAAACCCTGTCACTTACTGAAACGGTCATGAGGTTTGGCCAGCGTGTGCGACAGGTCCACGTCCGCAAGGGTCCGGGGTCAACGGACAGGCTCACCCTCCGCCACTACCTTGACCCCGCTCCAGAGTTTGTGTTTAATGCGGGAGTGGGAACGTCCCAGGCGGCGTTCACTGTGAGGCTGGGCCCAGTGCCAATAGAAACGCCAGAAATCACCGATCGACTGTTCCCGCTGGAGGAGGCCCTGGTACACGCCTGGGCCAATGTCGATCTGACGGGCCCCGAACGTGAAACGACGATCCTTGAACCGTGAGCGGAGGCACTGATGTACACACAAGTTAAGATCCGCAACCTCACCACGGGCCCTCTGGCAATCATGAACACATGGGGGCCCCAGGTGGAACGGCGCGTGGCGCGGACGCAATGGAAAAAGGGACAGGACGGCCTGGTGAAAAAGCACGTGCTGGACGTGCGCCAGGTTCCAACGGCCTTCAACCTGCCCGCTGGTGAGGAGGTCACCCTCCCCCGGGCCGCGGCCAACTCGGATCAGATCGTGGGCCTCCACCGCAACAACATGATCAGCGTGTCCCCTGTGAAGCCCAAGGACGCCCCCCAGGCCCCCGCGGAAGTGGAAACGGCCAAGGACACCTCCCAGGCCCCGGAAGGCCAGGAGGAGGCGGGTGATGGCCCACAGGACAGCACGGAAAAAGACCACCGCCAGGGCAACGGCCGTGGCAAGGGAAAAGGCAAGGGCAGGTCCGGGAAGTAGGACGGACACCAACACCGGGAGGACGGCATGAGTGCAACGCAAGGCGCGTCACGGACGATCATCGAAAGGCTCCCACCAAGCCTGAAAAGCCTGGTGGGCGTGGCGACCTCCACGATCCACCTCACTGGTGTGGCCTTCAAGGGCCCGGTGGGCCAGGTCACGGGCCCTTACGGCGCGTGGTCCGGGTTCAAAAAGGTGTACGGTGGACTGATCACCACGTCATACCTCCCCGTGACGGTGTGGGGGATCATGCGGGCCCCGCGTGGGCTCAAACGGGTGTATATCACCCGGGTGACGCACTTCACCGATCCGGATGACAGGACCACCACCACGGCGGTGGCTGGCACCCTGAACCTGGCGGGCAACACCACCAACCCCACCCAGGGCGCGGTCACGTCCGGCAATGCCGGAACGTTCAACCTGGAAAGCGGGCAAACCCTGGACATCCACTGTGACGAGGACGTGGGTGGACCGGACACGGCCACGTTCACCGGGACGGTGGCCCTCCTTCCGGGTGCCCCGTGGGTGGGCCCCATGCTCCCGGCGGATCAACTGACGTTTTTCACGGACGCGGATCCGGATCCACAGGTGGTGGTGTTCGCGGGTGGTGAAACCCTCCAGCAAACCGCGGACCTGATCAACGGTACCGTGTCCGGGATCACGGCCACGGTGGTGGGCCCGGTGATCGACCTGACCTCCAACACGGAGGGCACGGACGGCCGGGTACAGATCAGCGCGGAGGCTCCCCCCGGTGTGGCCGCCAAGATCGGTCATGTGGTTGGCCCGGCCGCCGTGGGTGGTGGCAACGTGGCCAATATCGATGCGGTGACATTCGCGGAGGCAAAGTCGATCATCGAAGCGGCCGTCGTCAACCCGGTCTCGGGTGTGCTGGTCACGGAGGAACTGACGGGCGAGATCACGATCACCTCCCAGCGCGTGGGTGGTGGCGTGGGTTCCAGCGTCCAGATCGAAGTGGGCTCCACGGCGGTGGGCTTCAACTTCGACAACCTCCTCCACCAGGGCACCGCGGCCAGCGTTGCCACGGTGGTGGTGATCGATGCCAAGTACCCGGGTGATCACACGCTCACGATCGATGTGGAGGATCCCACGGATGGGGATGCCACCCACTACAAGATCAAAGTGTACCAGGCCGGGGAACTGGTGGAGACGTGGGACGACCTCCCGGCGGACAGCGGGGCGGACACGATCGTGAATGACGCGGACGTGGGCTCCACGTGGATCACGCTCACGGACCAGGGCGTGGGGTTCCGCCCCACCAACGTGACGGCCCAGGCCGTGGCGGGTGGTTCCACCGGACTGGTGGGCCTGGTGGATGCGGATTTCATCGGGGACGCGGGGATCAGGTCCACGCGCCTGTGGCCGGACTACATCGCCCTCCGTGCCGTGCCGGGCTGGGCCACCGCGGTGGTGCAACCGGACCTGGTGAACTGGTGCGAGGAAACCAACAGCTTTGCCGTCCTGGGCGGGGCGTTCGGTTTCACGGTGGATGGTGTCCGCACATACGTGAAGACCACGGCGGGGCTCAAGGGCCTTTCGGAATACGGCGCGTTCTACTGGCCGAACGTGAAGATCGCCAACCCGGATACGGACGTGTACGGGGATGACACGGAAATCCTGGTGAACGCGGAGGGCGCGGTCCTGGCCTCGATCATCGTTCAGGATTCCAAGCCCGGCGGCGTCCATGAGGCCGCGGGCGGACTGGAAAACGGGAGGCTGTGGGGCGTCACGGACGTGGAAACGGAGGCGGTGTACGATGAGGTGGAACGGGACAAGCTGTACCCGGACCGGATCAACATCATTCACCATGACGCCACCGGGGAGCCGTTCTACATCGACGGGTCACGGACCCTGGCCAGCGGTGGACCGTTCCCCTCCATCGGGGAATCCCGCGGTGTGATCTACATCACGGAAACGGTCCGGCAATTCGTGGACCCCAAGCGCCACCAAAACATCACCCTCCGCCTCCTGGCGGAAGTGCGGAACGCGATCGAACTGTTCCTCCGCAAGGAGGCCAAGCTGGGCGCGTTTTTCACGGCGGACCCGGCCCAAGCCTTTTACGTGGACACCAGCGAAAACGTGAACCCGCCAAGCGAGCGGGCCAAGCACGTGCTCCACGTGGTGCTGGGGCTCAACAAGGCGGAACCCGCGGAGTGGATCGTCCTGGAGGTCACCAAGGACACCCGCGCACTGTTTGAGGAACTGGGCCTGTAGATAGAGCCCAAGGAGGATCATCATGGACGTGAGAGGACGCCCGGCCAACTTCTATGACAAGGCGCGGTTCCTGGTCGAAATCGACCTGATGCAATACGCGGGCTTTCAGTCCGTGTCCGATGTGTCAAGCGCGTTCGCGGCCAAGCTGTACCACGACGGGGCCTCCCCCACGCCTTTCAAAAAGGCGGGCAAGGAGGATTACCCCAACGTCACGCTGGAACAGGGCGCGAGTGAAGATCGGGACATGGAGGACTGGTGGAACCTGGTCAAGTCCAGTGTCCGCGGGTACGGCGTGATCCCGGACCTGTACAAGCGCAACGTGACGATCGTTCAGATCGATGAAACCGGGGACCGCAAGCGGGAGATCGTCCTGTTCGGCGCGTACCCGGTCAACATGGTGATGGGTTCATGGGATGCCACGGACCAGGAGGGATTTGTGATCAAGTCCCTGGAACTGGCATACGATGAACTGGAGGTCATCAGCTAGTCCCTCCCCTTTCCGCCCCGCCTCGATCGTGGCGGTGCCTGGGCCCCCTATAAGCGGGATTGCCACTGGCACCACACACAACAACACCAGGCCAGTTAATTTCCAAGGAGGAAAACCATGGCGATCACCGTGACGTGTCCAAGTGGATTGAAGGGCGAAATCAGAAAGCCCAAGGTCCGCGATATTTCCGAACTGCGGAAGGGTGGAAACTCGATCCGCGCATACACCAAGCTGTTGCGATCGTGCTGGGAACGCACCCTGGAAAAAGGGGTGTACAACTGGGAAGGCGATCCCAACAACGTGCCATGGTCGGAAGTGTTGAGCGGGGATCGGTTCTACATCCTCCTCCAGATCCGCGTGGCCCTGTTCGGTCCCGTGTACAAGTTCAACGTGACGTGTGGGACGTGCGGATCCAGGTTTGCCTGGGAGGTGAACGTGGAGGAGGACATCGAAGTCAAGCCCCTGTCCGATGCGGCCAAGGAAATCCTGGCCGGACAGGATAAACTGTTTTCCTGCACCCTGATCGACGGCCGGGAGGTGCAGTTCAGGGCGGGCACCGGACGCATGGAAGCGGCGATCGACGGTCAAGAGGATCCGATCATCAAGTTTGTTCTACCGCGGATCCACAGCCTGGACGGACAGGCCCAGCCCAAGCAAATCAAGGAGGCCCTCCTGGACATGGATCAGGATGTGTTTGATCACCTCCAGGCGGAACTGGCCGCGAGTGAATGCGGGCCGGACATTGCGATCCTGGCGCGGTGCAACTGTAACGCCACGTCGAGGATTGACCTCCCTTTCGACCGAACGTTTTTTTACCCTCGATCAGGGTAGCCCTGGAGGAAATGTTGCCGCTGCCCACATCTGAAATGCTGGAGCAACAGATCGCGGAGGTCTGCTACCAGTACCCCCAGGTGGGTGGTGTCAATATAGATGTGCGGACGTGCCAGGATCTTGGGCTGGATGAACTGTACCGATACGCCAAACACCAGGCGCGGATCCGGCGGGAACTGGTGGACGCAATGAAACGGAAGGCGCGGGGATAACATGGCGGCAGGATTCGGCACCACCGTGAAGTTTTCGGCAACCGCTGAGAACAATGTCAGTGGCCCCATGGACAAGGCCAGCGGATCCTTGAAGGGTGCTGGCCAGGCGGCTGCGGGTGCTGGCACGTCCCTGTCATCCCTGGGATCGTTGGGCCAGGTGTTGCCCGGTATCATGGGCCCCGCTGCCGCGTCCATGGGTGCGCTGTCCGCCGCGCTGGGACCGATTGCGATCGGTATCGGACTGATCGTTGGTGCGATCGGTGGCTTCAACATGATCGTGGATGAGGCCAACCGGGTGATGTCGATTTCAATTGACACGTTCGGCCTGTTTGAAAAGAAACTGGCGGAGGTCCAGACGATCCTGGGCGTCACCAGGAAAGCCATGGAAGGGGTGACGGACGCTGCCCTGGGCTTTGGTGCCACCTATGGCAAGAGCGCGGCGGAGGAACTGGAGGCGTTTTACGCGACGGCCTCCGCCGGGTTCGCGGACGCTGCCCAGGCGTCCATGGTCATGGACACGGCCAACAAGCTGGCGGTGGCTGGCGTCACGGACATGAACAGTTCCGTGGACCTCCTCACCACCGTACTGAACGGGTTTGGAATTGCTGCGGAGGGTGCGGGCGGTGTCAGTGATGCACTGTTCACCGCGGTGCGGGCTGGAAAAACCACGGTGGGTGAACTGGCCGCGGCATTCGGCAACGTGGTTCCCTCCGCTTCCGCTGCGGGGGCCACGCTGGAGGACACCCTGTCCGCCATGGCGGCCTTGACCTTGGCCGGGCAGTCCACCGCGGAGGCGTCCACGGCCCTGGCCCGTGCCTTCGACGTGTTGATCAAACAGCCTCCCCAGGTGCTGGCGGAATTCAAAAAGTTTGGAATCGAGGCGGAGGATCTGAACGTCAAGGAACGTGGCCTCCTTCCGGTGATCGAATCCATCAGCCAGGGATTCAAGGGCAATGAGGATGCACTAGCCCAGGCGATCCCCCAGATCCGCGCCTTCAAGGCGATCATGCCCCTGGCCGGAAAGCAAATGGAGGCGTTTGTCGGGACACTCGACGCCATGGACGACAAGCTGGGCGCAACCGATCAAGCCTTCAACACGATCGCCAATACGCTGTCATTCCAGCGGGACCGCTGGAACAGCATGATGGAAGGAATAAAAACGAGGCTGGGCCAGGTGTTTGCCCCCGCGATTAAAACCGCCCTGGACATCCTGAATGACCTCCTGGGGGTGATCGAGAAACTACCAGCGCCGATCAAAAATACGATCTTTGCAATGGCCGGGATCGGGTTCGCTTTGCCATCCGTGCTGGGTAAGCTGGGGTCACTGATCTGGACACTCACCAAGCTGGCGGCCGTGGCGTTGGTGGTGGGCAACCTGGTGATCGTTTTCCAGGGTGCCCTGGCCGGAATGATCCCAGCCCTGGGTGGAATCATTGGACGGGTGATCAAGTTCGCTGTGGCCTGGCGGAAAAACCTGGACAACATCCAGGACCGTGTAAAGCGGTGGGCCACCAACATCAAACTGATCCTCCGTGGCCTGGGTGAAGCAATCGCAAACGAGGGGATGATCAGCGGACCGCTGGCCAAGGAACTGGAGGAGGCTGGCGTGGTGTCCTGGGTGGCCAAGCTGTTTGTGGCCTTCGATCGATTGAAGCTGTTTATGGAATCATTCTGGGAGGGGTTCAGCACGGCGGTGATCGCTGGCGCGGAATCAATCGGGGAAGCGTTCCCGGAGATCCAGGCGCTGATCGATTTGATCAAGGCGGGCGGGGAGGACGCGGAAGGTTTCGCCAAGGCCCTGGACCCGGAGGGGATCAAGAAATTCGCAACGGAAACGGGCAAGGCCCTTGGCGAGATCGTCCGGTTCCTGGCGGACGGTGGCCGGGCGTGGAAGGAAAACCAGGAAACGATCGAGGCTGTGGTTGAAGCCTTGAAGCTCATGGGGGAAGTGATCAAGGCCCTCCTCCCTGTTGCCCAGGCACTGTGGAAGGTGATCGGACCGATCCTCCAGTTCGGCGCGGATATGCTGGGGCCCCTCCTCGGCGGTGGACCTCCGCCCCAGGTGAAGCCCGCGGGCACGGAGGGCGGTGTACCCATCGAAGAGGAACCCGCGTCCGCTGGTGAGATCACGGGGTCCATACTGAACGCCGCGATCCCCTCCCTCCTTCAAACCGGGGTGACCGCCGTTTCACCAGGTGCTGGCCTTGCGTTGCAAGGGCTGGGGGTTGGGAAGCAAGCGATCGAGATCCACACCACCCTGGAGGTGGACAAGGAAAAGCTGGCCTCCAAGGTGCAACAGGTTGAAGTGGAAACTGGGGAGGAACAGTTTGAGGCTGCGGGGTGATACATGGGCGTTGATCTAGCGGTATCCACTGGTGAGGTGATCAGGTCAGAGTTGGCCCACGCCATGCTGATCAACCAGTCCACTGGTGAGATCCAGGAATTCATGATCAACCCGCGGGAACTGCGGGCCACGCTGGCGGTGAAGTGGCGATCACCCGCGCCGATCATGGTGGCCCCCGCCGGGCCGCTGAACTATGCCAGCACGTCCCCCAAGGAATACACGATCCGCGCCTGGGTGGACGCGGAACTGTTCCCCGATCGTGACATCATGGACTGGCTGTCCTTTCTTGAATCCATGTGCTACCCGGTGCGGAGCGGATCGGTGATCTCGGATCCCCCCACCGTCCTGTTTGTGTGGCCTGGGATCCTTGCCATGTCATGCAAGATCGCCCGCATTCAGGAACGCTTTGAAGACTTCCGCACGGACCTCCACCCCAAGTCATTTTCCACTGACGTGGTGTTGCGTGAGTACGGGGACACCATCAGGTTCAGCGGGGAGGAACGGGACCGCATGGTGATCACGGAGGGGATCGGATGAAACGCCCGGAGGATTATTCCCGGTGGAACGGGTTGACCTGGATCCGTGAAGTGATCACCAGCACGGTGGATCACCTGTGGAGGCCGTGGCGTTCCAACCTGTATGTGATGGAGGAGGACATCGATCCGATCGTGACGGTGCGCTGTGGTGCCACTGACACCCTGTGGTCCCTGGCGGCCCAGCATTACGCGGCAGTGGATCGCCCTGAACAGTTGTGGTGGCTGATCGCGGAGGTCAATGACCTGGTGGATCCCACCGTGAGCCTGAACGGGAAAACGATCGTGGTGCCCCCGCTGTCCATCCTGGAGGATCAGGCTGTGGCATGAGGCCGATCGTCAATATAGATTTCAAGGACGCGGACCTGAACGCCCGGTTTATCCCGCGCCTGGAGGGGTTCAAGTTCCTGGACCGGGACAACCGGGCGGACAAGGTGGAACTGGAATTTGATAATGACGATCAGGCCCTCACTGAATTTTACCCGCCGGGCCTGGTGGTGACGTTTTCCTGGGGGTACGCGGGACGCATGGCGCAACCTCGCACCATGAAGATCCGCAAGATGAAAGGCGCGGGCACGGGCACGTTGAAGGCGGAGGGCTTTTCCAAGGAATTCGATCTGGACCGGGTGCAGCAAACGCGGGCGTTTGAAAATGTCACGTATGTGGATGTGGCGATCACCATCGCACAGGAACACGGATATCCGCTGGAACTGATCAACGTGCCGGACCAGGAGGAGGTGATCCTCCCGGTGTACGAATTGATCAACCAGACCGCGGAGACTGATGCGGCGTTCCTGCGGAGGCTGGCCAATGATCTTCCACAGTTTGTTTTCTGGATGTCTGAATCCCAATTCTATTTCAATGAACCCGGGTACAAGAAAAAGCCCAGGCGCGTGATCGAGTACAGGGAGGGTTCCCTCCTCGGAAACGTCACTGGACTGGACAGCGATCTGAACCTGATCCGCAACCCGGTGAAGGTGACGAAAAAGGCCCACGATCCCAAGGCCAAAAAGACAAAGGAGGCCACGGCTGGATCGCAAGAGGAGGGCCCGGTGCTGGGGCCCTTTGAACCTGGCCTGTACGAAAAGGGCCAGGAGGTGGGAACGCTGTACGATCCGAAAACTGGCACCACCACCACCACGTACCAAAAGGGGAATGAGATCGTGTACTACCAGGGCGGCCTCCCCGTGCTGGTGGACGTGGTTGGAAACCAGGACCAGGAGGAGGTGGCCCCCACTTCCGAAACCGATCAGGCTGGTGTCCAGCAAGAGGCCAACCAGCAGATCAAGAAAAAGAAATCCAAGCGGATCAAGTACACCCTGAAAATGGAACCCGGGGATCCATACCTCCAGGCCAAGGAGGTGGTGGAACTGCGGGGGGCTTCCATCCTGTCCGGCCCAGCGTATGCCAAGGAGGTGACGCACACGATCAAGGCCGGGTCATACATCCAGGAGGCCAAAATGTGGAAGGGGTACCTGGGCAAGAAACCGAAAAAGTCCACGGCCGCCCAGGAAAGCCAGGAGGCTGGTGGTGAGGTCAACCCCGGGGGGGAGGCCCAGGGGGAAACGTCCCTGTTCATCGATCCCGTTGACGGGTACACCCACGTGGGATTCATCCAGCCTGGTGAGGCTGGGATCCTTCCCGAAACCACGGGCAACCAGTATGGTGGATCCTGATGCCCAGTCTGATGGACATGGACCCCCGCCTCCGGTTCCTGGGAATCTGGCCCGGCACGGTGGTTGAAAACGACGACCCGGAAAATTTACACCGGATCCGGTTCAGTGTGCCCGGGCTGGTAGAAAAAAGCCCCTGGGCGTTCCCCGCTGGCCTGGTGGCGGACACGGAGGAGGGGCTGTGGTCCGTCCCCAACGTGGGCATGAACGTGTGGTGTACCTGGGCGGCCGGGGATCCCAAGCGTCCCATTTATTTGCCGGGCCCCTGGGGGACCGGAGACGCCCCACAGGACGATAAAAACCTCCGGGGGGTACGTTGGGATGACTACCAGTTGATCGTGGACCAGGACGCCCACACGGCCGTCCTGGAGGACCGCGTCCTGGGGATCCAGGTGAAGCTGGAACGGTCGGGTGGAAAGCTCACCCTCCACGGTCCGGCGGAGGTGGTCATCAGTTCCATTGGCACCGTGCGGATCACGGGGTCCGGCTGTGAAATCCTGGGCCGTCCGGTGGTGCCAGGCGCGGGGCCGATCAGGTGAGCAACGGAACGCCATTGCCGTGCGTCCAGTACGGGGATCCTCCTCCCAGCCATTCGATCACGTTCCCGGGTGGGATCGTTCTACAAAGCCCGCCGATCTTCCGGCCCCACGATCGCCTGGTGGAACTGGAGGGGCTGTTCGCCGCGCTGTCCCCGGCCATGGCTGGAATGGGCCCTGTGTTCACCATCATTGAAGTGGTGGGCGCGATCGTGGACATGGTGAAAGCCATTGCCACCTTGAACCCTGTTGAGATCGCCAACGCTGCGGTGGCCTTTGCCCAGGCTGTGGACAAGCTGTTGGGGATTATTCCCCAGGTGTCCCTCCCGCTTTTCATTTTCGGCCTCCTCAACTTGGTGGTGGATCTGCTCGCCACGCTGATCGATTTCCTCCAGGGTATCCAACAGCAACAGGCCCAGATCGACGCCATGAAGGAGTACGCCCAGGAGCACGGGATCGAACGGATGTACCAGGACGCCCTGTGCCTGGAGGAAAACATCCAGGTTCAATTGGAATACTTCAACAACGGCATGGGTGCCCTGGCCGCGTTCATAGTGATCATTGAAGCCCTGGGATCAATCGCTGGTCTGGACATATCGATCGACGCGGACACGGGGGGCGGGGATACATCGGACACCCTTGACCGCCTGGCCTCCATTGTGGATACCATCACCTTGATACTGGAGGCGATCCCAATCTCATGAGCGTGAACGGCACCAAGGTTCCCATGGAACGCACGGCCAACGGCTGGCGCACCCTGGAGGGGGACACGTTCCTGGAAAACGTGATCCAGTTTTTCATGCTGGTGAGGTCCAGCGAAAACGGGACCACGGGGGAATGTCCCTGGGATAAGAAGTACGGGACGCCATGGGACATGATGCGGCACCGCAATATCAAGGCGGGCATGGTGGAGCGGTACGTGTCCACCACGCTGTCCAGGTTCAAGGCGTATGCCGGGGACCACTTGCGGTTCACGGTGGTGGAAAGGTTCGCGCCCGCGGCCACCAACACCGTGTGGCTCCGCTGGTGGTGGCGGAATTTGCAGACTGGCAAAGTGACGGAGGAGGCAACCAGTGTCGAGTTTGCCGAATGATTTTGATATCCTGAGATCCTTCGATTATGTCGATCGGGATCTGGACACGATATACCTCCGCCTCCTGGACCTGGTGACCTCCAACTGGCCCACCTGGGGACGCATCAAAGCAAGCTGGGACAATTACCTGTTGGGGCTCATGGCTCACAACAGTGACGTGGTTCACTTCTACCGGGACAACCGCCTCCGGGAATCATTCCTGGCCACCGCCAAGCTCCGTGAGTCCGTGATCAACCTGGGTGCGTGGGTGGACTATGAATTGTTCGGGCCACAGCCAGCCACGGTGGATCTGGAATTCTCGATCCCGCTGATCGCTGCGGCGGACGTGACGATCCCGGCGGGGACGGTATCGAAAACCACGGGGCGGTTGCGCCTGGATTTCCAGTTGCAAGCGGACGTGGTGATCGCGGCCGGGTTGCTCACGGCCACGGGCACCGCGGAAAACTCGACGGCCCGCACGGAAACGCGGGTGAGTGATGGGACGGCGGATCAGCGGTTCCTCCTCACATACAAAAATTACATTGACGGATCCATGGGGATCACCGCTGCAAATGGGGCGTACACGGAGGTGGACACGTTCCTGTCAAGTGGCCCCACGGATCGACACTACACACTGACCACGGACACACAGGGCCGTCCGATCGTCCAGTTCGGGGACGGCTCACTGGGTGAGGTTCCACAGGGCACGATCACCAGCGGGTATGACACGGGCGGAGGGATCATTGGCCAGGTGGAAGCTGGCACCGTGACCTCCCTCCAGGGATCGTTCACGGACGGCCTGGGCAACCCGGTGGACGTGAGCGTTACCAACCCGGCGGAGGCGATCGGCGGTAGTGACATGGAATCGATCGCCCATGCGAAAAAGGCGATCCCCGCCAGCCTGGGCAACGTCCGCACCACAGTGAGTTGGGAGGATTTCAAAAACAACGCGGAACTGGTGCCGGGTGTGGCACGTGCCGTGATCATGACCGCGGATCAGGACGCATCGATCCCGGAAAACACGGGGCGGTTGTACATCGCCGCGGAGGGCACCCAGTACGCCAGCGGGTACACGCCCCCGGCGGAGCCCACATCGGGCCTGGTGGCGGACGTGCAAACCATGATCGAGATCACCAGGCCCCACACGATCACGTTCACACCCACGTACTTGCCCGTGGTGTTCCTGGACATTGACCACCTGGCCACGGTGTATTTCGAGGAGGGCTTTGATCCCACGGCCGTGGTGGCCACCATGGAAACCAACCTGGAAAACTGGTACGCGTCCCTGGATGACACGGGGGCACAACAGGACAATGCCCGATTCGGATTCGAGTACACGGACGCGGACGGATCCGCCACCGGGGAATTGCCCTGGTCCGATGTGTTCAACGTGCTGCGGGACACGGAAGGGGTGCGGAAGATCGATCCGTCCGGTGGGCTGTACCTGAACGGCCTTTCCGCTGGTGTGCAACTGGGAACGGTCCAGTACCCGCGCCTCCGATCCCTGACGGTGATCAATGGTGACACGGGGGCCACAGTCTAGTGGCGATCCTGAATCCCAGTTTTGAGATCGCGGAACCGAACGCCAACCCCGGGGAGGCGGAGGACTGGACGCACGGGCAGAGTGGCGCGATCGGGAAGCGGTGGGCCGGGTACCAGGCGCACGATACCGATCCCGTTTTCTATGCCGTCGAGCAATACCACGGAGGGTGGGGCAATGACGGCGCGTTTATCTGGGGATTCATAGCGGGGTCCACGGTGGCCCAGTCCCCGGAAACTTTCGAGGATTGGATCACGTCTGGTGTGGATATGCCCTGGGAAACGGAACTGGATCCCGCGGACAGGTTCAACGCTTTCTATGATATCTGGGCGGGCGCGTTCCCCGGGTTTGCACAGGCGGAGGCTTTTGAATCCCTGTGGGACAACGATCGATCCTGGATCACCGGGGTGCCCACATACGATTTCCACCTCCGCCAGTTCCAGGACGGGGGGGCCCCCACCTACACTGATCCGGGAACGGGGTTGCCATCCTATGTGATCGGATCCGGTGATCGGATCCGGGTGGTGCTCACCAGGTGGCTGGGAATGTTCCCCTCCACCTTTGCCCCCAACATGGTGTTGACCCCAGGCACGTACAACGTGGCGGACATGGTGACGCACCTCCAGGCCGTGACGGATGCGGCCTTGACCGCTGCGGGTGGGGCATTTGCGCCTGGGGATATTCTGTGGACGGAGGCACCTGGTGGCGGTGTCCGCGTGAGTGTGGACAAATCCCTGTATTGGATGAACACTACGGAGCCCACGTCCGGTGTGACCGCGTGGGGATCGTTGCTGTTCACGATCGATCCGCGTGGCACTCAATTTCACCCGGGGGATTTCACGGACGTGGCCACGCTGGCCCTGTACACCCCGGGCCTGGCGTATGAACTGTTCGATCTCTACTGGGACAACGATTTTGACGAGGTGCTGTTCGATCTGCGGGACTGGATTGACGGGCATGACGCGGTGTACCCACTCACGATCACGGGCGGTGTCAATGATGTGTTCTGGATCTACTGGGACAACCTGGCGGGCCAGTCCACCATGTTGCAATGTACGATCAATCCGAACACGTACCCCAACGCCGCTGCCCTGGCCGCTGATATGCAAATCCAGATCACCGCGGCCTTGATCGCCGCGCCAGTGGTGCCACCCATGGGCGGTGGTGAGATCAGCGCGATAGCAAACCCCACCGGACAGATCCGACTGATCAACCACGGGTCCGCGGCCCCGCCTGGTTATCAAATGTGGCTGGCCACCCCGATCGGTGTCAGTGATGCGTGGCCGGATCTCGGATACGATCTGCAATTCTGGCTGGCACCTGGTGTGTGGGATTTCAAAACGCGGAGGCTTCCCGATTTCCTGGCGTTGACTGCGGCCATGTATGATGTGGTGCCAGGGCCCCCGGAGCCTTACGAGAATTTCGAAGACAATTGGACCAGCGTGTTGCCATGATGTCACTTCACCCAGGCGTACCGCTTCCCCGTCCTGATGTTGCTGATCAGTGTTGCGGACACGCCATACTTGCGGGCCAGGGCGCATTGTGTGATTCCGGTATCCAGCGCGGCGCGAATGTTTCGCACCTTGGTGGGGCTGAGTTTTTTACAAAAGCCCCGGTGGTTCCGCTTGGGGGCACGGGGATTCCACAGTCCGTGGCGGATCGCGTGGTCAGTGTTTTCCTGGTACGTGACCACCTCCAGGTTGGAGGGGTGGTTGTTGGTTTTGATTCCATTCACGTGGTTGATCGTCATGCCGTCCGGGAATTCGAGGCCGTGAGCCACCATCCACACGGCACGGTGAACCATGCACCTGTACCGGATCCCGTCGAGGGTGAAACCAAAACGGTGATACCCTTTCACAAGCTCAAAACGACAGGGACGCCAGGGGACGGCCTCCGGGCCTCCCTTGCCTCCCCTGTATCTGCGATAGTAGATAGAACACGTGCCCGCATTGAAGCGGAGGAGCCCGCGGTCAATGGCCGTGTGGATCGTTTTCAGGGTTGCCCGGGCATATCTCATGGCCGGAAAAGTACCATAACAGAAACCGGAGGACAATAGCTATGGCCGAGATCGATTGGACTGAGGCTGACGACGGGTTGGCGGTTGCCTCCCTCCTGGGTGGCGTGACTGCGGGTGAGGCACCTCCACCTGGTGGTGGAACGTTTGTGTATGGGTTCCGTTCCGCGTCCGCTGTGACGGGAGCCAGGGCCCTGGCCACCAACCAGGCGGATTATTATCCAATCACCACCCCGGCCTCCGCTGGTGGTGGTTCGATCAGCGGTGCGATCAAGCGTGGGTTGTCCACGGTCACCACCGGGTTTGCCCCGCTGTTTTTCATCGGGGCCCAGGCGAGTGGCCCCCCGCCTCCGTCCGTCCTGGATAACGCTTACATTCTGGGACTGGAGGACAATGAGCCCCACCGGGTGGTGTTGCGGAAGGGAAGGATCACGGATGGTGTGCCCGCGGCCACCGCGGAAAACTCACTGATGCGATCCATGACCACGGAATCCATTGATACCTGGTGGCACATCATGTTGGACATGATCGTGAACCTGTCCGGGGACGTGGTGCTCCGCGTGTTCCGAAACGACCTCACCACAAACCTGGTCACCAACCCGGTGTGGGAGGATCTGGAAATGGAAGGGGCCAACGATGGGATCAACGGATTCATTGACGACGCCCTGGCGGCGAACAGTGGATCCCTCCCCTACGTTTCCGGGTATCTGGGTTTCGCGGGACAGGTGAGTGAGCAAGCCCGCCGGATGTACTTCGATCAAATCGTGACCGCCAGGCAACTGCCCTAGTAGGAGGACCGGGTGCCCGAATTCACGGATCTGGATCGGTGGGTTGGTATCAGCCAGGGAAGGCTGGATCGATCGTATGCGGAGGCGGGTTCCTACCTGTACGCGATCACGGATGAAAACCAGCACCCCGTGGACGTGACGATCCCGGGCGCGTACACGGAAGTGATCCAGAATGTGGACGTTACAGCGATTAGTGGGATCCTGTTCCGGTTGCGGTACGTGGCCAGCCCGGATTCCAACTGGCGAGTGGAGGCCAACATTGCCGGGTTCGGGGCGTTCACGTTGGACGTGCCCATGGGTGATCCTGATCAGGATTGGAGGCCGATCGTGATCCCGTGTGGCAAGCTGGTGGGGGTGGTTGCTGTGGCGATCACCGCTCAGGCGATACCATGACGATCCGCATACCGCCAGCGATCTGGATCGATCACTTCGACCCGTTTAGCGGGGCACAGATCGTGGTGGCCAACCAGGTGCCCGCGATCAATGACGTTCACGTGTCACCCCTGGCACGGATCGATCTGGACGTGCTGGACCTGGGCCCGAATCCCAACCAGCCCAACCTGGTGCAAGTGTGGATCCGCGGGATCCTGGCGTATGACGGGGTGGGGTTCCAGCCACCGTGGCACCTGGGATCCACTCTCAACAAGATCGCATCACCCGGCTCCGCGGTGAATGATATCTGGCGTTTCAGTTTCTACCACGGCGGGGGCTTCCCATTCACCTCCGGTGAAGTGGTGCCCGTGCGAGTGGAGGCGGATTCCACCGGGGCATACAACACCGCGGTGGATTACACGTTCACGGCGGCGGACACGGTGGCCCCGCTGGTTGACAGCGTGGAAGCCACGGGCCCCAGGTACGTGGTGGTAACGTTCAATGAAGGCGTGGATCCGGACACGGTGATCCCGGCCAACTTCACCCTGTCCAGCACGGACCCCCCGTACTACCTGGCCGCGATCGAGTCCGTGGAGGAACTGTTCCCGTATCAGTACCGCTTGAAGTTTGATCAGGAATTGAGCAACGGGCGGGAATACGATCTGGCGATCGAGAATGTCCAGGATCTTGCGGTGCCACCCAACACGATCGCGCCCGTGGTGGTGCCGTTCACCTCCGCAGTCTACCCAGCCCCGGACGATCGGCGGTGGGATCTGTGGTCCATGGTTCCGGCACGTGTGCGGTGGGCGGATCGAAAGCTCACGGGCGGAAGCCCGGGACACACCCAGCGGTTTATCCAGGTGCTCCAGGAGGTGGTGGACCTGTGGCTGTTGGACGTGGACACCGATCAGTACATCATGGATATTGACCGGGCCCCGGAGGGTGCCATTGACCTCCTCCTCCGTTTTTTCCGCAACCCGTTTCCCTTTGTCCTGACGGACAATCAAAAGCGGAAGCTGGCCCGGATGCTGTTCACGATCAATGCCAGCAAACACGCCCAGGGAATCATTGACGTGGTGTTTTTCTTCATGGGGATCGTGATCACGATCACCCCGCTGGGGTACGGTGGCGGAGGGTGGCGACTGGCCACCGCTGGCCTCCCCGCGTGGAGGCTTCCCACGTATGGCAAGCTGGGGGTCACCACGCGCCTCCTGGGCACCGGGCCTGGTGAGGCGTGGCCCTATACTTTCATTGTGGACGTACCCGTGGCACTATCAGACGATCAACGCCAGCAACTGGTGAAGATCATCGAAGTGATGAAAGCGGCGCATGAACATTACATCATACATGAACCCACACCACCGCCTCCCGCCACCTGGTTGCTGGGCGTGAGTGGGTACACGGAACTGGGAATCACCACCAGGTTGGGAACGTAGGAGGCAACGGCCATGGCCGATCGGCATGATTATTATTTCGGGGAAGTGGTCACGGAATCGGAACTGGACGAGGGTTTTGATTTCCAGGAACAGGCGGACTGGGATCAAAACACGGACATGGGCTTGACCGGGATCGCGTTCCCCCAGTACCAGCCAGTGGCCCCGTGGCCCAACAGTGAAAACCTGGGGGACGTGAACCCCTCATGGACGCCCAGGGAAGACGGCCCTCCATCCACGGACATGATCGTGGATACCGGGTATGGGTACGACAAGGACGGCAAGCGGTTGGCCGTCGATCCTTCCACGTCCGTGGTGGTGGACTGTTCCCAGGATTACCTGGGCGTGTCCAACGCGGTGGCCGTGGGCAATGAGCGGTGGATCGGCCTGTTCCTGAAATTCAACCGCGCCCTGTCCGATCCTCGCACGGATGACAACGGCCTTACGGTGTGGTTCCTCCAGGAGGAAAGTTACACGATCGAGGTTCACCAGGGCCCGGAGGAACTGGCCCCGGCCGTCACCAGGCCCGCGCTGTTGTCGGATGGGATCCTCCTGTGCGACGTGATCTACACCAACGGCACCCCGGCCGCTGGGATCATGGATGCGGATCGGGATTTCTCGCGCACGGAGTACCTGGTCAACCTGGATATGTCCGCGTTCATGGGCGCGATCCCCAGCCCCATGAACGGGCGGATCATCGGGCGCAACCTGGCGGAGGCTTTCTGGAATGCGTTTTTCCTGGTGGGGATTTTCGCCAATAACACGTACATCCCCCTGGCCGGGTCCAACCAGATCACGGGTGAGTTGACCCCGGCGGTTTCTTGCACGGACGATCTGGGGAAGGTCGGCCAGCAATGGAAAAAGCTGTACGCCCAGGCCACACAGGTGGCACCCAGCACCGTGAGCGGTGCCAGTTCATTCAGGCCGGATCAGGACTGGGATCCCATTTTCGGCCACAGCTATGCCGGGCACGTCAACCAGTCGATCGACGCCTTGATCGGCGCGGCCGCCACCTCATGGGTGGACCTGGAGGGAAGGCACGGCCGGGCGTACCTGGATGAATGGGAGGATTTCCTCACACACGATATATCCCTCCTGAAATTCGGGGCGGTGCCCCCGGCACCTGGTGGGATCAACAACACCGATCGGTACACGGTCAACAACCTGGGGGCCACCCCTGGAACGTGGGCATTCAACGCGGCCCCATTCGTTGACGGTGGGTTTGTGAAGTTGACCGCCGCCGCCCCGGGTGATGCGGTGAGCGTGAACGGATCGATCTTCCCGGCGCGGGCTGGCGTGTCGCAACAGCCGTGGAGGATCGAGCACGGTTTCTGGATCGAGAATTTCGATTCTGTGGGATCGCTGATCAGGTTCGGGGCCATGGACAGCGGCGGCGGGATCTACGAGGTGATCTACGATCCCGGCGGTGTGATTCTCGCCGCACCATCGCCCAACATTTGGATCCGGTACGCGGACGCCCTGGGCGGTGGCCCATTCGAGTTTGATACCGGGTTCATGGTGCTGTTCGGGCTGAATATCTGGGGTGTGGAGATCGGCCGTGACAGCAACACCGGGGACATGATCATGTCCTTCTATGGCGGGCGTGGTGTTTTGTGGCAACTGAACCTGACGACCCTGGGCGTGTACGGCAACCTGGCCACCTTCATGGTGGACGTGTTCGCATACGTGGGCGCGGGCGGTGGCGCGGTCAATCCGTGTATTGTGAACTGGGACTGGCACCACACCCAGGCACACAGGCAATTCTAGGAAAATTCAAGGAGGCAATCCCATGTTATTCACTGAACAGCGGCTGGAAAAGTTCCTCCGGGACAACCCGGATCACTTGCTCACGATCACGGCCACCACGGTGGACGGGGAGGTCCAGGTCACGGCAACGGTGGCCGGGGAGGGTGACGGCAAGGTGGTGGAGGTGGCCAAGATCGCGGAGGCCGTGAAGCTGGAGGAGGTGCCGTGCAAGCTGGCGGAGGATTTCCGCGCCAAGTTGCTGGTGGCGTCCAAGGTGGAGGACAGGTCCAAGCTCCCCACCTCACAGCGCACCGCCATGGGCACCGGGATCCCCGGGATCGCGGAGGCCAGGATTGATGGGAACGCGATCCGGGAAGCGTTGCCCAAGCTGGGCTGATCCGCGTTCCTTGACCCGTCCCGGCACCGTGGGGGATACTGTGATCATGTGCGGAGGTTGTCCCCGTGGAGTTTCAGTGGTTGGAATTTGGGATCGGCGCTGGGTTGTTTCTGATCGCTGTGGTCACCACCTTGGTAGGTGTGGGCTGGCGCATTCGAGGCATGGAGGCCAGGTTGCGTGAGGAGTCCAGGGAAAACGCGGAACAGGAGGCGTTCCGGGCCATGAAAAAGCACCTCGACGCGGAACACACCAAGGACAGTGAAGGGCGGACGCTGCGGGAACGGATTGGGCTGGTGGAGGCAACGTGCAAACAACGGCACCCACAAATTGGAGGCTGAACGTGGACACGCAACACAGACCGAACACGGACACAATGACACGCACCAAAGAAATGATCCGGAGGGTGGGGAACAGTAAGGCGGCCAAGGAGGTGCGGAGGGCTGTGCCACCGTGGGGCGTCATTGTGATCGCGGCGGTGATCATGGGCCTGGCGGTGGCGTGTCTGGCTTCTGCTTTCAACGGCTGATCGAAATTCACACAAGGAGGTATAACATGACAGGATGGAATGAGATTTTAGGACATCAGCGGTCATGGGCCGTGGTCATTGGCCTGGTGTTCCAGGTGCTGGTGATGATCGGTTGCCTCACCATGGACAACCCGAACGTGGCGTACATCCTGCACCACGCCCCGGTGATCCTCGCGGCGCTGTGGGGCGCGTTGGTGTTGGGCAAGTCGTATGAGGATCGGATCACGGGTGGCACCACTTCCGCGTTGCACGTGTGGAGGTCACCCGGCAAGGAGGGCGGGTGGTCCTATGCCCTCACCAGGTTGCTGTCCGATGAATCATTCATCACCACCCTCTTGGGATCCGTGCTGGCGATTGTTGCACTCGTCGCACCACTGTGGCCTGGGCTAGAATCCATGCGTGAATTGTTCACCAATCTGGCCTATACCGTGGCCGCATTGTGCGGGCTGTTGACCGGAGGACTAAAATACACCGCGGCACATTCTGATGGCCGTTTGTCCGCACTTCCACCAGCCCCACCGGATACCGATCCAGTCCCGGCCCCGGAACCCGACGAGGACACGGAATAGCCTACCTGGGCCAAATGGCCCCGATTCACGACTGATTTTCACCAACAATTAACACCTAACATTCGGGCGCTTGTGGAATTGCCCGCCATTTTTTGTTGTGTATTGGGTGTTAACTGTGTATACATAGGGGTATGAATAATGGAAACAGTAACGACGGGCGCACGGGATACGCGGGAAGCGTTCCCAGCGTCCATGCGAATGCCACCAAGGAGGGCACGATGACAACCTATGCATTCCCCACAATCATTGGCGGATTAATCAAGGGGACGATCACAAGCAAGCGTGGCGGGATCGTGGTCCAGGTGATTAGTTTCACCAACCAGTACGATCAGACCGCGTACCTGTGCCGGGTGGTGAGGGATTACCGCGGCCTGCGTTATGGCGGCCGCGAATTCACAGCGGGCCCCGGTGCGGATCTTGCCTCCACCGTCGAGGTTGCCCACAAGATTATCAACGGAACCTGGTAGGAGGGACATCATGAGCAAGAGCAACGCACAGATCAAAGCGGCAGAGCGTTTCGACAACGCTACCGCGATCCTCCACAAGCGTACCGGATCCTGGACAACGCTTGCCGCGAATGGATCCGCGAAAACCATCCCGACATTGCATCCGGATTCGACGGCCTCCCATTCACGGAGGTGGCGGTATGATCTGGCGGCGCAATCCCGTGACGCGGAATTGGCTGGGTCTTCCGGAAGATCAGAACGTCCACAGCTATCTGGCGATCCCGGAGGGACGTTCCCGCCACCCCATGGTGTGGGACCTGTACAAATATATGAATGCTGGTGGTGGTGTCGATCGCCTGGGCACGTTCCCCACCCTCCGTGAGTGCAAGGCCAAGGCGGAGGAACTGGAGGCACAGGTATGAACACCAGCCCTGGAATGGTTGACCGTGGCGGGATCGTGTTCCGCCCCAGGGCCCGGGCTCACATGAGCCCCGCAACAACCACAGCCCGGTTGAATGGCCGGGCCCAGTTAAGGGAAGGCAATACAATGATCAAGATCAAATGCACGTGTGGTGTGATCCACACATTCCTGATCAAGTACAAGGGCCAGGACGTGGCCACCGCGTGTGACTGCGGACGCACGATCGCGGTGGACACCAGCCCCACCAGGCGCACCCCCAAGGCGGTGGTGTTCAACAAGGCGGACACGGGCCTGATCCCGGTCCGGGAGGTGGCGTGATGGAGGCCAAGGAAAGGCGGATCAAGCTGAGTGCCACGGCCAAGCGGGAAGTGCCGGACCTGATGCGCAATGAGGCCACCAGGCTGGCGGACTGGGAGGCGGACAAGGTGTTGGCCGTGTGCCGGAAGATCGAGCGGTGCGAGTCCCCGCGGATCGGGCTCACGTTCGATGAACTGTACACGCTGGACCTGGTGATCCACTGGTGCGCCAAGGTGGACCCGGCGGGCAAGGAGGACCGGGCGATCAGCACCCTGGCACGGGACGCACACACGGCCCTCCGGGCGTGTTGCAAGGAGGGGACATGGGAGCCCCTCCCCCAGTACGCGGGCACCTGTGACCCCATCCAGGCCCAGGGAGGTGAATGATGGGGCGGGACATCCTGGATCCGGTGTGGCCCTGGGAGGAGGTCCGGCGGACCATGATCGGGATGGTGATCACGGCCCAGGTGGAATTCAAGGAGGACGGGACGCTGGCGATCCAGGGCCCGGGCTGGAGGGCCCTCCTGGACGCCAGGGACGCCCCCCAGTCCGCGGACCCCTTGACGGGGCCCAGGGCCAAGGCCCAGGACGGGAAGGCCCCCAGCGGGCCTCCTGTGAAGCCTGGGGACTGGTACCGCCGCCACCCCGCGTGGCCGATCGTCCACCTGTGTGCGGACACGGACCCGGAGGGGGGCGCGGTGGGGCATTCCTGTTGCGGGAAACCGATCCACCGGGACGCCCAGGTGGACACCGGGACCGATTCCAAGCGGTGCCCCTCCTGTGAATCCCACGCGGACCGGGTGGGCCAGCCCGGGTTCCACAAGGAGGGCCCGCGCCTTCCCACGCGCCAGGACGCCCAGGACGCCACACAGGGCCCGGAAGGTTCCGGGGGTGTTGGTACACGTCCGGAGGCCGTCGAGGCCCCCAGCGCGGACGTGGTGCCCCAGGACGTGTGCCTGGTGCAGACCCGGGCCCGGCGGGGCCTCCGGGTCACCCATGCCATGAGGGTGGGGCGGAGGCACACGCTGTGTGGGCACCACCTCCAACCCGTCCCCCCCAAGGCCCCGGCGGGGTCCGCCCTGAACTGCCCGGGGTGCATGGAGGCCCTGGGTGTGGCCACGGTTCCCACGGACGTGCCCAGGGATATCCAGATCACGGAGGTGTCCCTGGTGAATCCGTCCCGTGGTGGCCACGGTCCCATGGTCGAAAGGGACGGCACGGAGCCCGTGGTGATCGAGGAGGAGGACCGGGGCCCCGGGTACGCGATCCCGGCGGAGCCTGTCCTGGGATCCGTGGTGTACGGTGAAACCGGAAACAGGGTGACACGGAATCACATCACGGTGGACGGTGTGCGGACGCTGTGCGGCTGGGAGGGCGGTGTGTATCATGTGCGGTCCAAGTGGTCCCCCCACAGCCTGTGTGTGCGGTGCTGTAATGCCATGGGATCCCGTGGCGTGAAGTTGCACGGGGACGGGAAGCTGTGGACGGTGGAGGCACTCGCCAAGTGGATGATCGAGGAGGGCACGGACCAGGTGGCGGTGGAACGCCACGGGCCCTATTCCCACGGGATCGAGGAGGCCACCACCAGCGGGGTGGGGGACTGGTCACTGGGCGGACTGATCCACCTCCGGTGGTACACGGATCGAGAGGTCCAGGACGTGATCGACGCTGCCCGCAAGCTGGCCCAAGGAGGTGCAAAGTGAAACAGGCATACATCACCAAGGGCATCGCCCCGGCCTCCCTCGAATTGCTCGATCACGCCAACGCGATCCTGGCGGAGTACGGTGTCCGGATGACTGTGCGCCAAACGTATTACCAGCTTGTTGCCCGTGACCTGATCCCCAATTCGGTCAAGTCGTACCGCCGGGTGGTGCGTGTCCTCCGTGACGGTCGGTTGACCGGCCTCCTCGACTGGGACCACATCGAAGATCGCCTCCGCCTCCCGCACATCCCCACCACGTGGGACAGCATCGGGCAGATCGTGGACGCGGCCCGGGATCAGTTCCGCAAGGACAGGTGGGCCGGGCAACTGTTCAACGTGGAGGTGTGGCTGGAAAAGGATGCCCTGGCGGGGATCGTGGGTGACGCCACCAGGCGGTGGCAAGTGCCCCTCCAGGTCAACCGCGGGTATTCCTCGATCACGGCCATGCGTGAGGCGGCCCTCCGCCTTCGGCGCAAGCAAGGCAACACCTCCAAGGACCACGTGGTGATCGGGTACCTGGGTGATCATGATCCCAGCGGGGAGGACATGGTGCGGGACATCCGGGATCGCCTGGCCACGTTCGGAGCGGACGTGACCGTGATCAAGCTGGCGATCCTGGGGTCCGATATCGAGCGGTACGATCTGCCGCCACAGCCGGTGAAGGCCACGGACAGCCGGGCGGACGCATTCCGCCAGGCGCACGGGGAGGATTGTGTGGAACTGGACGCCCTCCGCCCCGATGAACTGGACCGCCGGGTGGATACATTCATTCGGGAACACCTGGACATGGAACTGTGGGACGAGGTGATCGAGGAGGAGGATCGCCAGCGTGAAGCGGTACACGTGGATCTGGAGGATGTGTGATGCGGATCGACCTTCGCAACTATCACCCGATCAGTCCGTTCCAGCATTTCATGGAGGCGGCCATGAGGCTGTCCGCCACGCACGGGGACGGATTCCGTAACAGCGATCCGGTATGCCATGCCGTCAACCTGGCCTGGGATTTCTGGCGCACTGGTGATCGGTCACTCATGCGGGCCGCGTGGTCCACGCTGCGGCGCGTGGAGGTGGCGTGGCGATCCGGGACGATCCGCGGCGCGGTATGGGATCATGTTCACCACTGACGTTGACTGGCTGGTGAACGCCACACCGGAGGAGGTGCAAGTCCTCCAAGTGGCGATCCTGATCACCCTTGGATGTACCCCGCGGGCATGGAAGGCAACCCGCAATCCTGTGGAGGTGTACGAATCCGGACGCCTCGCAAACGATGAAAAACGGTTGGTGGAAATTCTAATCAGCCACGCCACCAGGTGCAATTTAGATCCACGTGATCTCCCGGAGCCAATCCTGCCCAGCACCCTCCGCCGGATCGTCCTTGCGCGGCGCAAGTGAGCCACGCGGGCCCAAAATCGGGCCGTCCTGTCCAGAAAAATGCACAACTTTTATCACCTAGAAAAACGCGCACTTACAGGCTGGCACGCATTTGGCTGTTGTATTAACTGTGTAAGGTGTGCTAAGTCTTGGCCATGATGATGAATCACACAGCAAACGCCAACGCCAACAAGGAGGGCACCATGGCACGCAAGAGCAACAACCGGATCGTGGCCGCTGAAATTTGCCTGTATGGAACCACCAGGCACGGGGCCGGGTACATCGCCGCGGTTCACCACAAGGACGGTTCCCAGTCCATGCACGGGGATGGATCGATCCGGGAGGGACGCACCTTCACGGACGCCCTGATCCTCGCCCGCATGGATCTGGTGGATGCGGGATGCAAGCCCAACACCAGGCTGGCCGTTCACATGGATCGCCCGAACGGCACGCCCATGGTGGCACGCCTCACGGTGGGCACGGTGCGGTACGCTGGTGACCTCCGCTGGACGGTGGCGGAGCCCGCGGTGGTGATCACGGCCGATCAAGTCGAGGCCATGGCGGAGGTGACCCCATGAGCGCGGCAACCGACACCACCACCTTGAACCCCGCGGACCTCTTCACCGTCCTGTGCGCCCTCGATTCCCACAGGGAGATCATGATGGAACGCGGGACGGATGCACTGGCCCACGGGGACATGGCAACGGCCAGGCGGTACGCGGAGCGGTGCAAGGAGGCCAACGATCTGGAGGGCCGCCTCACGTCCGGCCTCCACGTCCGTGTCCTCCACGGCCTCCAGGATCGCGTCAACCGCGCCATGGAGGGGAAGTGATGACCACCACAACAGCAACCACCATGATCGCCTTCGTGCTGGCGATCATCACTGGACACGTTGACCCGGCCACGCCTCGCACCTCCACGGTGCGCCTGGTGTACCGCCGGGACGATCGCAAGGCGGAGGCGGATCGTCGTCGCGCCGCCCGCATGGCGTACAAGGAGGCCAAGGACAAGCTGGCCTCCGTGCGCCGCCAGGCATCCAAGGCCAGCGGGGAGGACCGTGAGGCCCTCCAGCGGAAGGCCGATCGCATGGAGCCCAAGGTGGCGGACCTCCGCGCCAGGTGGAAGGAACTGGTGGCGCGGGACAAGGCCAGCCGGGTGCCCGCCAAGGATCGCAAGCGCGGGCCGTGTGCCGGTGCGGTTCCCACCCCGGAGGGATTCGAGATCGTCCTCCGCCCGCGGGATTTCTATCACCAGACCATTGACCCGAACTGGACCCCCCCGCCGTCACAGCGCACGGCCGTGGGCAAGTACGTGTTTCCCACGTTCCATGAGGAGGCCCCAGCCCGCGTGGAGGCTTTCATCCGGATCCGCGTTCCCGGCAACGGGGTGAGCGATCAGGAACTGGCCACCATGGTGGGAGACTACTTCGATCAGGAGGATTCCAGGGTGTACTGGGGCCGGGTGCGCGTGCTGTTGATCGAGCGGGACACCAGGCCGTACAAGCGGGATCAGGCCACGGTGAAGATCAGCACGGACCACAGGAGGATCCGTGGGATGATCCATCCGTCCGATCAGGTGTACAGGGGGCCGTACAAGGGAGGAAATGGCGGGGGCGGGGCCCCAGCGGCCAACCAGGGCTCCCGCGCCGCCGCACGAGCAACAACCGATCTGAATGTATCCCAGGACGTGGATCACGTCAACGGAGGTGAGTGATGACGATCAAGGCCAAGCGATCGGGCAAGTGCCCCACGTGCAAGAAGGCGATCAGCGCGGGCGATCCAATCACCAAGTGCAACGGCCGGTGGGTGTGCGAGGAATGCGCCTCCAAGGCGGAGCCCACGGGCCCCAGGCCAACGGATCTGGAGGTTGCCCTCGCCAAGCAAACGCTGGATCAGGTGGTGGCCAACATGATCATGCGCGGTGCCCCCGATCATTACGATGATCAGGGATTCAACAAGCCGGACCACGGGCCCGGAAAGCGGTGGAACGATCGCACGCACCGTGGCCGGAACTGGCCCTCCTCATGGGTCAAGATGGGTGACCGCCTCCACAAGTACCGCCGCCAGATCACGGAAATGGACCTGTGGGACAAGCTCACGGAGGCCCGGGAGGTGCTGGGACGTTTCGCGGAGTGGGATGACAGGGACCGCCACGGCCACCAGGATGCCCCACAGGGCGCGGGGGCCTCGACGGGCACCAGCACACGGGCCGGGACCGGAACGGACGCTGTGGCCCCTCCTGGGCCCCTGGTACCCCCGGGCCTGTTGCCCACGCTGGAGGACGCCTGGGGTGATCACTGGATCGCGGTCCGTTTCCCGTATGACGCGGACCTGGTGGCCAAGGTCAAGGCCCTCCCCAAGCGGAGGTGGGACAAGGCCAAGCGGGCGTGGCTGGTGCCCCTGGGCCTGGGTGGCCGGGCGGGTGAGATCCTCCGGGCCAAGTCCGATCCCCTCCTCGACGCAATCGCGGATTCAATTTTCGATCTGCCGGGCGTGGCCCATGCCGTGAAGGAAACGGAGGCGGCCCTGGGGCTGTCCCGTGCGGTCAACGGGGACGCTGCGGGCAAGGAGGGCGCGGCCGTGGTCAAGGACGTGGAGGCGTCACTCGCACCGCACCTCCCCGCCGGGCTGGAACTGTACCCGTTCCAGGCGGTGGGTGTGGGGTTCATGGCCACCAACAAGGGCCGGGCGATCGTGGCTGATGAAATGGGCACGGGGAAAACGATCCAGGCACTGGCGTTCCTGATCCATGAGGTGGCCCAAGGTCGCAACCCGTTTCCGTGCGTGGTGGTGTGCCCGGCCGTGGTCAAGCTGAACTGGGAACGGGAGGCCAACAAGTGGCTGTCAAAGCTGGACGGGATCCAGGTCCACGTGTGCAACGGCAACAAGCCCGCACCGGAGGGCACTGACCTGGCGATCATCAATTTCGATCTGATGTCCAGGCGAGTGAAGATCGAGGAAACCAAGGAGGGACGGCGCAAGGTGATCACGGTCAAGGAGGTGGTGGGACTGCCCGCGAAACCAGCCACGGTGATCGTGGATGAAAGCCACAAGATCAAAAACCCCAAGGCCAAGCGCACCAAGGCCACCACCCAGTACAGCAACCTGGCGGACAATCGCCTGTTCCTGTCCGGCACCCCGATGTTGAACAGGCCGATCGAATTGTTCCCCACGCTGTCCTGTGTTCGCCCGGAGGAGTGGCGTTCATTCTGGGCCTTTGCCAAGCGGTACGCGGGCGCATACCGCGGGCGGTTTGGTTGGGACATGAGCGGGGCTTCCAACCTGGAGGAACTGCGGAACCGCCTCCACCCCATCATGTTGAGGCGGAAAAAGGAGGACGTCCTGACGGAACTGCCTCCCAAGCGGAGGGCCAGGCTCACGTTGGAACTGTCCAACCGTGGCGAGTACAACCGGGCGGAACGTGACCTGATCAACTGGCTGAAAGAAACCACCAAGGCCATGACGCTGGCGGAGGCGGAGGAGGCCGGGCTCACGGGTGAGGCCGCGGACAAGGAGGCAAGCCGGAAGGCCAACGCCAAGGCCAGCGCCGCCAAGCGGGCGGAGCACCTGGTCCGCATGAACGCCCTCCGCAAGCTGGCGGGCGTGGGCAAGGTCAAGGCCGCGGTGAAGTGGATCGGGGATCTGTGGGAAGCGGACGGGGAACGCAAGCTGATCGTGTGGGCTCACCACAAGGACGTGGTGGCGGAAGTGATCAGCCAGGTACATGAACAGTTCCCGGAGGTGGGGATCGTGAGCCTCACAGGTGACACCACCCAGGCCAGGCGGCAGGAGGTGATCGATTCGTTCCAGGAGGATCCGGAGGTCAAGCTGTACGTGGGAACCACCACCGCGGGCGGGATCGGGATCACGCTCACGGCGGCCAGTGATTGCCTGTTCCTGGAACGTGAGTGGGTGCCGGGTGATGAGGAACAGGCGGAAGATCGCGCCCACCGGATCGGCCAGGCCGGGCCGTCCGTCACGTGTTGGTACGCGGACGCGGAGGGCACCATCGATCACGATTTCGCGGAACTGGTGGAAGGCAAGCGGGTGATCGCGGGCCAGGTGATCGACGGCAACAAGCCCGTGGTGGCCAAGTCCCGGCTGGGTGAGATCACCAGGCTGTTGGCGGAACGCCACGGAATGGATCCGCTGGAGGTGGGTGCGGTCCTGGCGGGCCGTTCCAAGGGTGCGGACCTGGTGGCGGAGGCCAAGCGGGAGGAGGAGGGAATCGAGGAGGAGGAATACGTGGCCAACTGTGACGCGGATCAACAGCGCCGCCTGGGTGCGGAATGATGGACCGGAAGCTGGACAAGGCCGGGGCCCATTGCAAGGTGGGGGTGTGGTACCTGGTGATCAGCGTGTACCGCTGGGACCGTGAGCCCGGGGAGGAACCCGTGGAGGTGATCGTCCGCCGGGCCCGCAACCTACAGGACGCCAGGCCGGGCCGTGGGCGCGTTGCCCAGGTGATGCGGGCCCAGGGGTACACCTGTGAGTTTGCGGACCCTGGGGGCCACGCTGGGTGGCCGTACAGGGTCAAGGCGTTCATGGCCAAGCGTCCGGTGCCCGGATCCCCCCTGGGACGGGTGGGCACCCTGTGGTCATACGCTGCGGGGAGGGCTTGATTGGTACCGCGTGGGGCTTGGGCCTTGCACACCCCAGGCCCCGCGTGTTAATGCTGTACGCTGTGATAACCAGGGCCCACGCTGTGGTCCAGGAGGTGAATGTCGCATGGTGCGTGTAAACGTGGAGGAAAAGTTGGGCCTGGATCCGATCGAGTCGAGGCGGGTTCAGGGCCGGGAGGTTTGTGACGTGAAGGAGGCGGCACGTGTGCTGTCCGTGTCCCGCGTCACGATCCACCAGTACCTGGGCAACGGCAAGCTGGAGTTCCTTGTCATGCCCGGATCCGGATTCAGAAAACCGCTGGTGCGTTCCGTGCGGGCGCTGTTGCGGGAAGTAGCAAAGCACAACACGAGCAACTAGGAAACAGGAGGGCAACAACCATGGCCGAAAAGAGGGGACGCCTCCCCATCGAACGTGTACTAACCAATTCCATGCGGAACCTGTGGACCACGTGCCACCGGAGGTTTTATTACCGCCGGGTGGAAGGGCTGGAACGAATCATCCAGGCCCGCGCCTTGTCCGTGGGCAAGCTGTGGCACTATGGACTGGCCGCGCATTACCTGGGGATCCAGGCCGCCCAGAATGTGGGCCCCAACCAGGATCCCGGGGATCTCGGATACCCGGAGCCCCATGACGCGGTGGACCAGTTCCTGGCCGCGTACCTGGTGGAACTGGAGGAACTGCCGGACCAGGACATGGCCCAGGGTGCCATGGAGGACGCCCGGAAAAACGGGGCCCTGGTCCATGACCTCCTGGAGGCGTACCTGGACCACTGGGACGGGTGGGACCAGTGGGAAATCCTGGCCGTGGAAACACCGCTGGAAATGCGGCTGTTGACGCCCAAGGGCACCAGGTCACACTGGCGGTTTGCCGGGATCCCTGACGTGGTGGTGAGGGACAGATCGGACGGACGGATCAAGATCGTGGATCACAAGTCCACCAGCACCATGTCCCGCGAACAGTTCCAGGCGGAACTGGAACTGGATCCCCAGTCCCGCGGGTACTGTTTGCTGTGGTCCACCCTGAACAATGGGGAGGAGGCTGATTTCGTTTTCGACGTTCAGCGCACCAAGATCCCCAAGCTGCCCGCCACCACCGTGTGCCCCAAGTGCAACGGCAAGATCAAAAAGGATCCCGCCTTCAACAACCCGGAGTGCCCGGTGTGCAATGGCACCAACGTGAAGGGGATCACCGCTCGCAAGAATCTGGACACCACCCCCCAGGCATACCGGGAGGTGTTGGCCAAGTACCCGCACCTGGACCCGGAGGATCCTCAGTACGTGGAGGCACTCATGCGACTGGAGGCCCGGGCCGATTGCTGGGCGTATCGTTTCGAGCTTTCCTACACGGCGGAGGAACTGGCGGACTACCACCGGGAGGCGTATGAGGTCACGCGGGAAATGTCGGAGGCCGGGTACTGGACCCGGAACCTTTCCGCGTGTTTCGCACCTGGGCGCGTGTGCGCGTTCCGCTACCTGTGCCTGTCGGAAGGCAACAGCGCGAAACAGTCGGAAGCCCGGGCCATGTTCCGCAAGGTGGACGGCACGGTGTCCCCGGATCTCCGGACCGTCGAGGACGCGATCAACTCTGACATGATCCCCTTTTAGCAGGAGGCAACAACCATGGGATTCACACCAGACATTCAACAGGCCAGCGCGGCCAAACTCGAAACCGTCAACGTACTGATCACCGGGTTTTCCGGGGGAGGAAAAACCACCCTGGGGGCCACCATGTCCAACCCGCTGATCATCGCACTGGAGGAACAGGGGGTGGTGTCGATCAAGACGATCGCACCGGAGGCCAACGTGATCGTGGTCAACGGCCTGGATGACAAGGGCAACCCGATCATTGATCCCCGCACCCAGGTTCCGGTCACGCCCTGGGATCACCTGTTCATGGTGTGGGGCTGGGTGAAAACGCAGATCACCGCGGGAACGTTTCCGTACAACGGGATCGTGTTGGATTCCCTCCAGGATTCCATGGACGCCCTGATCAAGAAACTGTTGGGCCCGCGCAAGGGTGGACCGGAAGACGCCCCCCCTGCCCTCACCATGCAAGAGTGGGGCACGGTGGGCAACCGGGCGCTGGACATGATCCGGTTCCTGAAAGCCCTCCCCGTGGACGTGGCCGTGATCACCAAGGCGGAGGAGGTGATGGACGGGGAGGAATTGAAGGTGAGGCCGGGCGCACCTGGACGCATGACACCGGACGCCCTCCCGTATCTGTTCAACCTGGTGCTGTATTGCTACAAGGCGATCAACCAGGACGGCGGCCGCCCGGAGTACCTGGTCCTGACGGACGGCCACAGCAAGTTCAGCACCAAGGGTCACCCGGCCCTCCGTCCCATCGAATCCCAAAACCTGGCGGACATGATCGATCGCATGAAGGGTGGCGCGGGTGCCGGACTGATCGCGCCCGCGGAGGCCCTGGGTGATGGTGCGGTCACGCTTCCCGATCAGCCCGCCCGCGTGGAACGTCCAGGGGCCAAGGACGCCAGGGAGGCCAAGGAGGAAAAGCGTGGACGTGGACGTGGGGGCGGTGGGAAAAAGGGAACAGGGAAGCCCCCAGCCCCTCCTGTGACTGGCAAGGGGAAGGGCAAGGGGAACGGCAACGGCAAGGGCAAAGGCAAGGGAGGCAAGTAGCATGATCGATCACAGTGATGACAACGGGGGCGGGGATTACTATCCAGAGGAGGATCCGTTCGATCCCTCCGATCCAAAGTACCAGCCCCGTGGTGGTTCACGTGGTGGCGGTGGTGGTGGCTCACGGTATGATGTGCCTCCGCCCGCGTCCCGGTACCCCGTGGTGATCGACCGCTGGGAAATGTCGGAAGAGCCCGGCGGTTCCGGATACCATTTCATCAACATGGCCATGTCCATCCAAATGGAAGGCAACTGGCACAGATTTTTCATTTGGGAGATCCTGTCCTATTCGCCCAAGTCGGAGGCCAGGTGGGCGGCCCTGTTCAACGCCCTGGGGTGGACGCCAGCCCACGGCCCGTTCAACCGCACCGATCCCAACGTGCTGGCCCAGTGGTTTGATTCCGGGATCATTTTCTGGGTGCAGACAAAGATCGAAACCTATCGTGGAAAGCGGAAGGCCAAGATCGCGTACTACATCCCGCGGGAAGAACAGCCACCCATGGGCGCGGACGGACATCCCCAGGGCCAGCCCCAGGACAACCGCCCGGCCGGGAGGCCCATGAGCCAGGACGGCCACACCCAGGGGGACGGCCAGGAGGATTACCCACCGCCACAGCAAGATCCCAGCGGGATCCAGGATCCGTTCAGTTCCGATTTCGAGGGCGGCGGGGGATCGGGATCTGGAACAGGTGGTGAGCCTGACGACGACGATTCCATGCCATTCTGATCGGTGGGTGACGGCATGAATGCAACCAAGGTGTGCAAGTGGTGTGGGAAGTGCAAGTCCCTGGGTGATTTCTACAAACACCCCGGAATGAAGGACGGCCACCTGAACAAATGCAAGGCGTGTGTGATCGAGTATGCCAGGGCGGATCGCCAGGCACGGCTGGAGGTTCACCGCGCCAGGGATCGTGAGCGATACAGGACACCGCACAGGCGGGCCCAGTTGGTGGCCTGTGTGAAAAAACACCGGAGGTGCAACCCGGACAAGGCCAGGGCGCGTTCCGCTGTGAGCCGTGCGATCAGGGAGGGCAAGCTGGAGCGGAAGCCTTGCGAGGTGTGCGGATACACCAAGGTGGAGGGCCACCATGATGATTATGCCAGGCCCTTGGAGGTGCGGTGGCTATGCCGCCCACACCACCGCCAAGTCCACAGGGAGGCGTGAACCGTGGCTAGATACAGGAGGGTGTCCGTCCGTGTGTGGGGGGATCAGTTTTTCCAGGGGCTGAGTGATGGGGCCAAGCTGGTGTGGTTCTATTTGCTCACGTCCCCGCAAACGTCCCCGTGTGGGATCTTCACGTTCAGTCCGGACAGGGGGGCGCGTGACCTAAAACTAACAGCGGAACAAATGCGGGAACGGTTCCGGGAACTAATGATCCACGCCCCGGAAACCACGCTGAAATGGGACCGCGATCACCTGGTGGTTTGGCTTCCGAAATTCCTGGAACACAACACGCCAAACAACCCCAACGCGATCGTGTCCTGGGTGCCGTACATCGAAGGGCTCCCGGAGGAATGCCCATTGATTCCAGAGTGGTATCAGACAACGGAACAGATACTGAAACCGTTGCGGGGTTCAATCGTTAATCAGTTCCGCCGTTTGTTCCGGCAACGAATGGCGGAACCCAAACCCCCAAGATCAAGAGCAATAACAAGATCAAGATCCGGAGGGGATCAGGGAGGAGGATCAGGAGGGGATCCGGATCTGCCCAGTCACCCGCCAGCGGGTGCCGGGGCCCAGCCACCTCCCGCCGGGATTGCCCAGGAAAAGATCGCCAAGGGGAAGCTGGCTGGCAAGGTGCGGTTCACTGGGCGTGGGGATCTACGGTACGACTGGGTGGACCACA